CTAAAACACAACAAAATGAAACAAAAGGCGTAGAGGGTTCGGTTAAAACGATGGATGATTTTGATACCTTTAAGGACGCAGTTGCTTATAATGTAAAAAGAACAGCTGATATAGGTATCGATGAAAGTGAAGCTAATTACGGAGATGCTAAAAATATAAATGAAATAAAATCAGACCTTGAAAAAGCAGGTATACAAGTTGAAAAAGTGTCACAATCTTCAATGTCAGATGGCAATTATGCTTCATTTGATGGAGATAAAATAAAGGTAACTGATGAAAATATACCACTTCAAGTTTTATTGCACGAAATAGGAGAAAAAGTTATTAGCGATTTAGATAAGGCTAAACAAAAAATAGAACACGCTAATAATATTTTTGAAGCAGTTACTACCTATGGCGCATCAAGAGGCAATGACGCATTTGCTGATAATTTTTATTTATATTTCTTATCTCCTAAAACATTAAAAGATTTATCCCCTAATGTTTACGCAGAATTAAATAAATTAATTCCTCAAAATATTAAAGATTTAGGCAAATCATTAATGTCTAAATATGGTGTTACAGAACAAACTTTAAAATATAAATTCAAAAATAAGGAACAATCGTCAATAAATAAGGAACGCTCTGTAACTACAAAAGAAGAAATTGCTAAAACACAACAAAATGAAACAAAAACAGAACAAGAAAAGCCCCTGCTGGAAGGGGTACGAAATGGTGGGAATGAAACCCAAGGCGGGCAAGAAAGTACCGAACTGCGTGCCGAAACCCAAGTCCAAGAAGAAGTAAAAGCAACCATTGCAGATGCCGTAGCAAAGTTTTATGCTATTGAAGGCAAAGGTTCTCAAAAGCGTGAGGCAGCAAAAGCGTATAGGCAAACTTTAGAAAAAATGCCAACGGTAAAAAACATTTTTGACAATATAAAGCCTATATTTGCACAACTTGAAAGAGAAGGAATTATAACAAAATCTAAAGAATGCCCATGATGATACTCGATTCTCCAATGATGGTTATGCCTGAGTTTCCAAAAAAACTTGACGCAAAGATTGTTAGCCTTTTAATGCCACGTTTAAATGACGAGTACAAGGCTTTCTACTTCTACCGAGCCGCTTCTAATTACTGCAAAGGTGTAGGTTATGATAAAGCCGCAGAGTTCTTTGCAGCCGAATCTCTTGATGAACTTTCCCACGCAAAGGGTATTGAAACGTACCTTGTCGATTGGAACATTGACGTTAATTTGCCTATCGTTGAAACGCCACAAATTGTTTTTAGTGGACTATTTGAGGTTCTTGTAAAGGCTTATGAACTTGAGTACAACCTTTGGAAAGAATACAACGACACTTCTGATGAGATTTTTGGCAAAGGCGATATTGCCACGTTTAACTTCCTTAGAACATATACGGATATACAAACCAAGTCTGTTGCTGAATATAGCGACAAGCTCAATATGCTTGAAGGGGTTAATGTAATGAGCAAGTTTGAACTTCTTACTTTAGAGAAAAAATTATTCTAATATGGCTTGCGAGGTCAAATACCAAGGGCAGACACTTTCTTTTGAAGAGTTTGCCGAAAAGTTGCACAATGGACTTTTGGACGAATTTATTGCCCAAGGTGTTGTTAAGAATATACCAACCATAAAATCAATTCAAGATGCCGTACAAAAGCAAAGCGCAGAGGGCGTTCTTCCACGCCAACAAGGAAAAGTTAGAGAAGCAGGGGGTGAAGGTCAAGGAATGGGACAAGGCAAGCAAGGGAAAGAAGCTGCCAAGCCGAGCAAAGAAGAAATAACTTCCGCAGAAGCAACGGTTGCTCTTGATGAAGAAACCGAACTATTGCTTGAAGGGCTTGCCGCAGAAAGAAGAAGGGCAGGCAAATTCACCATTGACGGAATAACGTATACAAGAAACGAAAAAGGACAAGGCGTTGTTTCGGAGGAAGGTGGGGATGTTAGGTTTACAAATGAACCTGGGGGTGGTGGCGTTGTCGTTCCTTTCAGATACAAACTTGTTGAAGCAAACACAGTTCAGCCTTCACACGAAGGAGGTTTGAGAAATCCAAACTTCTTTATACCCGAAGCACAGCCAAAAAATAGGAACGACCAAGCAAGCTTATTGGCAGAAGATGATTTTGCTAACAACCCAAGGTTTGGCGAACTTGGGCAAGATACAGGGGCGTATAAAGGTGCGCCTGTTGTAAATGAAAGGGGTGAAGTTATTCAAGGAAACAACAGGGCTGCTGGACTTAAAAAAGGATATGCTATTGGCAATAAAAAGTACAAGCAAGACTTAGCTGCAAATGCAGAGAAATTTGGATTTACCAAAGAACAAGTTGAAGGTATGGAAAACCCCGTGCTTGTTCGTGAGGTTATTGCAACTGATGAAAAAGCTATTGAACTTGGAAACTACGATGTAAAAGACCTTGAAACCGCAGGGAAAAGAAGAATTGACCCTTCTGCCCTTGTTCGTAGGCTTCCTTCAAAAGTTAAAGCGAGCCTTGCCAAAATGATTTCAGCGGGTGAAACAATTAAAGAATCTATTAGAGATAATGCAGACGAGATATATCAACTTATACGTCCGTATATCAATACAAGTATTGCCAACACTATAATCACAAATGGTAAACTAAATTCTGTTGGTATTGAGGACGTTGAGAGCTTGTTTACACAGTTCTTGTTTCAGAATGGCGACCCTAATCTTCCTCAAATGTTTGAAGGGCTTTCCAACACACAACGTGAGGGTATTAAAAAGTCTTTACCATATTTACTAAGTGCAGGAGCAGGCAGAAGTATCATAGCCGATGTTCAAGAGGCGATAATTGCTTTACATTATTTTAGGGCAAGCGGAGTAGATGGCTTTCAGGCTTGGGCTAATCAAATTGATGAAACAGGAAAAGCAAAAAAGGATTCTTTTACACCTCTGGCATTAAAACTTGCCGAAAATTTCAATAAAGCAACAAGTCAAAACGAAATTGCAGGTATTCCGCAAAAGGGTGGAGAAGTGAGTAGTTTTGCTAAGTATAGCCAATTAACGCAAGGAACGGAAGGCGGGTTGTTTGAAGAAGCCCAAGAGGGTATGTCAAGGCAAGATGCGGTAAAGGAAGCATTTGGTGTTGAATATACGCCAAGAAAAGGATATACAAGTGCTGCTAAGTTTGAGGAAAGCGAAGCTAAAAGAAAGGAAATAGAGAAAGAAAAGGCTGAAAAGGAAAAGGCTAAACAAGCAAAGAGGGAGATAAAAGAAAAGGTAAAAGAGCTTGAAAAGAAAACGACACTAATAAGCGAATTTCTTAGAAACAATCTTACTGTAAAGCCAAAGCAATTTATTGACAAAAACGGCAATAAAATAAATATAACAAAGTCTGGATTTGATTGGAACGATATGGTCAATGGCGTTGCCGACCTTATAGATAAAGGATATGAAGTCGCCGAAGCTGTAAAAGAATATTTAAAAAGCCAAGATTGGTTTAAAGCCCTTTCAAAAGAAAATCAAAATTCTGTTATTGAGCAATCAATAGATGAGTTTAACCAAGGAATTGAAGCGGCAAAAAAGGCAGTTCCTACTCCACAACAAGAATCAACGCCAACCCCTCAAGGTGTAGCAGGAGCTTTAACAAGATTTAGAAAAATAGTATCAAGGGCTTTAGATGGAGAGACTAATGAAGACACCAAGTCTAACCTTTTAAAGGGCGATATAACTTATATTGTTGAATCTTTAAACCCTGCTGAACAAGAAAAAAGGGCAACCGAGCTTATTAACAAGCACGGCATGGAAAACCTCATAGAAAAAATTGCTAAAGGCGAAATAAATGGCTCTGCCGCTACTCTTATATGGGGCGTAAGTGTAAAAATGCTTGGGAATGATTACAAATCTTTAAAGGCTGAAGGGCTTGATGAAGAAGCAAAAGTTATTGCACAAAAGCAAGCTGAATATATTGATTTGTACGATAATCTTGCAAGGGAGCTTGGTAGGCAGTTGAATGCCTTGAAGGTTGTCTATGAACTTTCAGAGGAAGCCTTTGCTTATTATGCGGCAAAAAAAGTAAGAGCAATAAACGAATTAGCCCTTGCTGGCCTTGAAAGTAAAATTGCAGAACTTCAAGAAGAATTAAAAAAGGTAAAAGAATTTGCCTCAAGAAAACTTTCAACTGATGTTGACCTTGAAAAAGCAATCAACAAGAAAAGAAATGTAACCGCTCCCAAGTCCGAGCTTAGTGAAAACGAAAGGAAAAAGAAAAAAGAGTTAAGCGATGAGTTAAAGAAAAACTTTGGCGGAATCTTCTTAGATGTGACTTCTGTTATTCCTCAAGCATTAAAACTTGTAAGCGATGAAAGGTTTAGGGAATATGCCAAGCTTGTTATTAAGGAAGTTAATTACGACTTCAAGAAATTTGCAAAACAAATATTAAACAACGTAAACGCTTCTTATAAAAAAGCATTAAAGCCTCTTATATTTCAAATTTATCGTGATGCAGGAGGGAAGGATAGTAATATCGAGTATGAAAAAGAGAACGCACTAAAAGATAAAATAAAAGAAGCTCTTGGCAAGTCTATGCCTGCCAATGTTACAGAAAAGATTGTAAAATCGCTTACTGAGGCAAATAAAGGTCTATGGGGTAAATACAAAAAGCAAGCAGCAGAGAATATCGCAAACAGCTTGATTGAAATTCAGGGTAAAAGAAGCGAAGATGCCGCACTTGATTTATTCATAAAAGGTCTTGTTAAAAACTTCAAAGGAGAACTAAAAACAAAAGAAGAAAAAGCGGCGGCAGAAAAAAGAGCTGACATTGACATACTGAGAGATGTTTTTCAAAACACAGAGAAATATGAACAAGTTCTTTTACAAGCAAGGGCGGAGTTTTTAGAAAAATACAACCCAGATGAGGAAGGTATTTCTATTGACAAAAGACAAGAAAGAATTGAATCTCTTACTAAACTTGATGAACTAATTGGAAGGGTTTACGAACAACCTTTTTCAGACGCTCTTGTATCCAATGTAGTAAGCGACATAGTAGGTAAGTCAATAAAAACATTCATATATCTAAAGGCAAAGGGCTTTAAAGGAATTGAGCAATTAAAGGAAGATGTTATTGAAAAGATAATTTTTCAAACAGGGCTAATAAGGGAGGAGGCAGAAAGGCTTGTAGACTCTATCAGTAATGATATTGACCAAAAAGTCAAGAAAGGTCAAGACAAGTGGGATATGGAGGTTGAATCTGCAAGGGAAAAAGTAAGAGAAGCTGCGGTCTTTTCAAAAGAAAAAAAGAAAGCAAATCTCCCTGTTTGGAAACAAAGAAGAGATAGTGCTGTTGAGGCTTTAAAGGAAAAATTAAAGTCAAGGGTTATGGATAAAATTCCTCAGCAAAAAATGGCTTTAGAGGAATTTGCTAATAGGCTTAAACAGAATATAAGTTCAAGCATTGATGAGGCTATAAGCAAGCAAGCAAGAACTATTGCCGCCAAAGACAATGTGGATGCTCTTGTTGAAATTTTAAACAATAGAGATAAGTATGATGAGGTTTTAGAACAAACAGCGAAGGATATACGAAACGAATACAAGGACGACCCGTATATGCTAAATCTGTTTGAACAAGCCTTGTATGGAATATCGAGCAATCCATTCAATCAAAAGACAGCAGACCTTGCCACAAGACAAGCCCTTCGTTCTACAATAGGAGAAGATTATACGGCAGAGCTTATGAATATCGCAAAGGATTATTACGATGCAGATATTAAAGTAAGGGGCGATTTGGTTGACTACCTTGAACAGAAAACAGGGCTTGATAGAAACTATCTTGAGCCTATTGCAAAAGAAATGCAAGCAGCCTATGATAGAATAATAAAAAATTATGTTGAAAACGCAACAGAAAGGATTTTTAAAGTAAAAGAACAATCTTTAGTAAATAGACTATTTGAAGGAAGAAAAGTTAAAATGACCATAGAGGCTATAAACGTAGCTCTTAGGCAAAGCCAATTTGACCCTAACTTTGATTTTGAAAAAGTTATCACAGAAAAATTGGGCTTAATAAATATTGAAAGTGTTGATGTAAAAGCCGCTCTTGATAGTTTTGCCAAACAAATATTTGCAAGTAAGGGTGCTCCGTTGTATAGGCAAATTGCAATGATTAACTTGGAGGATTGGCTTGCAAATCATCAAAAAGAAAGTGCTATTTGGGAAATATTTAAGGGGCAAACCTATGCCAATATGCTTTATGATATTAGCACACATTTAAAAAACACAGTATTCAATATACCTCAATCATTAGGTGCATTAGGACTGACAGGTCTAACAAACCCAAGGTATGCTACATTGATGGCAAAACAATTTGTAAAGGGATTGCCAGAGGGTATAGACGAGGCTTTGAGTATTATAAGAACAGGTTATCCAAAATCAACAGAGCAACCATCGCAAAGGTCGTATTCTGAAAGAAAGGCAGCAGAGACTAATGCCAACAAGGCAATGAAAGGTTGGGGTGTTTACGCCTCTATACCTACAAGATTTTTAGCTGCGCTCGATTCTGCTTTAATGTTCCCTTTAAAAAGAGCCAATTCAGTTGTCTATATGGCGAAAGAATTAAAAGCTGATTTTGAAAAACAAAACCCTGGGCAAAGAATCAGCAAAGCCGAGGTGATACGTCAAATAGAAAACGCCTTGGACGGAAATGGAGCTTATGGCTCAAAGTTTGAAGAGTTAAGAAGTCTTTCAGAAAAGCAAACGAAAGAGTTTTATGGAATACCTGAATCTCAACCCTTGTTTGATTCAAACAATAAGCCCGTTTACAAGGGCAAAAATAGCAATGAGGTTTACAGAAATTTTAGAAGAAACTTTTATTTACTTAAACAAAGAAACTTAGATTTTATTTCTTCAAAAGAACAAGCTGAAAACCTTGCAAGTGTTTCACTATTAACAGGTATACCAACAGGTAATGCTTTTCTTTTTTACAAGTTTGCAATGTGGTTTGGAAAGTTTTTTGGACTTGTTAAACTTGTCGAATCTCCTTTCGTTAAAGTTCCTTTAAACCTTGTAAATCAGGCAATAGAAGCATCTCCATTAGGATTCTATAATGCCTTTACAGGAAAAGAGTCTTTTGCGCCCGAAGATTGGGCAAAAACACAAGGACTTGATGTTAATATAGACCCCATAAGAAGAAGGAACATAATGGCAAAAGCAACTGCATCTACAATTGGGATGATGGCTGTATACGCCTTGACAAAAATCAAATACGATGATGATGATGAAGGAGAAAGACCTGTATTAATTGTTTATGCTGACGGAACAGGGAATTATAGAAAAAACGAAAAGATAAAAAGACTGTCAGGAATTAATAAATACGAGCCATATACAATAGATTTTATGGGCGCAAGAATTAGTTATTTAGACAGCCCATTTAAAACTTTGTTTTTACCAACAGGGTTTATTTCAGACCAAGAAAGATATGGCGAAGAGGGCGATATTCCTGAAAGAGAATTAGAGATAGGAGAAAAAATAATTACAGGAACGGCTGGCTTGCTTTTATTTATTAAAGATATGTCTGCAATTCAAGGGTTGGTTGATTTGCTTAATATTGGAGAAAGGTCAAGGGTAAGGAAAGAAGGCGAAACTCTTGAGAAAGCGGCTGTAGAAAATATGAAGATTCAAGGCACAAAAGCTTTGAGAAATATAGTTGTTCCTAACTTTGTTCCAGGTCAATATAGGCAATACAAAGGCTTTATGGATATGACAGAAAGCGCAAGACCTAAAACGGTTTACGATAGAATGTTTAAAGATATTCCATACTTTGACCAATTTGTAGGAAAAAAATATGACCACTTTGGCAAACCTATAAATGAAAGATGGAAATTCCCAGGTCTTTACACCGAGCCAACAGAAGGCAACACATTTTATGATACAGCAAGAAGGAAGGGATATTTAAAGAATTTGAAATATTTCAATTCCGCATCTTACAAAGCCCCCGAAGGCGACTATGCGCTTGATGATAATTTAATTGATAAGATAGCCAAATTGCAAGCTTCATACGCAGGCTTTATCTTTGAACAAGTAGGTCAAGACAATTTGGAGAATATGAGTAAGGAAGATTTTAGAGTAAAGGCAAACGGAGTGTTTGAATTGGCAAAAGACATAGCAGCAATAAATATGCTGTATGGCAGGGGCGATATGAGCAAACAAAACTTTATGGGAAATGCCGAAGGGCTTTCTTTGGAACTAAAAGAAACTTATGGAATAAATCCAAAAGTCCTTGGCTTGCCTGTTGAATACTAAATCAACCCTGCCTTTCTTTTGTACTTCAATATTCTTTCGTCAACAGATGTTTGGCAAAAGTCTTGTGTTTTGTAAACTCCGCCAAGAAGTTCAATATCTTTCTGTTTGATATAAACCCTAACTGCAACTTTCTTTAGTTCGGGTGGTAGCTTTTTTCTTGGCATAATGCAAATATACACATTTCCAATAAGTTAAGTCAATAAAAGCGACACGAAATTGAATGCAATTATTGCCTATGTTATAATAGCATAATTTTGTATCCATGCCAACACCATCAGCACCATCAAGTGTACTTATACCTTCGATTAATGTTTGCATAAATAACAATTGTGCGAAGGTTGAAATATACGACACTACCTGCCCTTATTCTAACAGTAATTTAAACGGATGGGGCTTGCCGAATGTGGCAATTACAAGCATTGTTTCTGCAAGATTGGACATTAGCGTTTACAACCCTGTTACGGAAACTTTCTCCATTGAAACTTCGGGGATTGATGTTTCTTCTGTTCTTCCGAACATTAGCAATATTCCATACATAGCCACTATTGGAAAGTCTGATATTTATTACCTTGTTGTAACATATACAACCAACACGGGTGATGTATATACTGCCGAATATTACTATGTTAATCTCTGCGAATACTACTGCTGCTACGAAAAGAAAGCTGCGGCAAGTTGTGGTTGTCAAGGTGGAACAATAGAGCTTTTCAACATTTGGACGCTTCTTCAATCAGTTGAAGCAACGACTTGTTGCGGGGTGAATATTGCTGCCATATTGGATATGATTAAAAAGTTAAAGAAATATTGTTCTGACTGCGACTGCGGTTGTAAATAAACTTACCAAAATGTGTAACTGCAAATCAAATAATTGCACTTGTTGCAACGGAATATTAAGAGGCCCACAAGGCCCTGCTGGCTCTCAAGGGCCACAAGGTACTGCTGGAACAAATGGAACAAACGGGACAAATGGCACGAATGGAACGAACGGAACAAATGGTCAAGACGGTGTTGCTATTTTGGACACCTTAACTTATGAGCCAAATGTTCAAAATAACGTAACGGGCGGACTTGCTCAGTCCCTATTTGGCTCGTCTCCATCTTATGTTCAAATAACCACAGGTAGCGGTTCTGACAAATGGATGACTGCCGATAAAGATGGATTGTTTTTCCAAATGGTTGTTGCCTTGAATAATGCCAGTTTAAAAGCCGAAGGCTGCAAGCTTGGGGTTGTCTTAAATAGTGCGGCAAATCTTGGTGGAAGTTCAATCGTTGGTCAATTTACTTTTAGCACAACTGATGGTGATGGTGTAGCCCTTTCATATTATCATATACAAGGACAAATATCAAGAGTAGACGCAACGACTGTGAGGTCGCACGTTACTATGTTGGCGGGTCAAAATAGGCAAGCGCTTTCTTCTTTTTATATTTCACCTATAGATGCGGGTTCTTCACAAATTTGCGAATCTATTGTAGATATAAGTGTTCCCACTTTTGCTGGCAACTCGTTCTTAATCCCGTTTGCCGAAGCTCCTTCTGCAAATGATTTTTCTTTAATTTTCTTTTCAGTTTGGGGACTTAAAAAAGCATAACAATGCCACAAGTAATAAACACACAAAACTTTACGGTTAATGCAGCAGGGGCTACCTTTACCGTTAACGATACTGACACATTTAGCGAATATGTCATTGGCGGTGCTGCTGCCCTTGTAGCAAACAACAGCGTTATCTTTGGTGGAACTCCACTTTTGAATATGAACGTAAGGATTCGTTATGAAGCCACTTGCACCAATGCGGGTGGAACTGTAACCATTTTGGGAACTGTTCTTAACAATGTTCAAATGGGTAGACCTTGTTTTGCTGATTGCAATTACAATGGTGCTTCTTGGGATGTTCAAGTGTATGCCGATGCTTCTTCAACAGGATGGATTGTAAGCACCGATTTTAGCCCAGGTTCGGTAAACACGGCAGCTATTGCCAACAATGCAGTAACCCATGCTAAATATCAAACCATTGCTGACCAAACCTTTTTGGGGAATGTTTCGGGTGGAACTACTAATCCATCAGCCTTAACCGTTGCTCAAATGCAAACGGCTCTTGGTGTAAATAGTGGATATGCTACTGTTTATTATGCAAGTATAACAATTCCAACGGCAAGTGTTTTGACGCTAAATGCCACTCCGTTGACAATTGTGGCTGCCCCAGGCGCAGGGTTGGCTATACAAGTAGTTTCTGCAACTGCAAGTATGACCTACAACACAACTGCTTATGCTACAAATGGAAAATTAAACATACTTTCTTTAGGTTCTGTAATTAGCCAAGCAAGTTTAACTGCAAATGGTTTTTTGTTTGGAACAGTAACAAGAAATGTATCTTTTAACCTTACTTCTCCTTCTACAATTACCGACACTCAAATTGGGGTAAATACACCATTGCTTGTTCAGGTTGATACAGGAAACCCAACGGCAGGGGATAGTGATATAACAGTAACCGTACTTTATCGTATATTGCCAATATAATGTTAACAGCCGCCGACATAAAAAGACAGTCCACCTTAGCTTGGTGTTGCCTTGGTAAAAGAATGGGCGACTCCTTGGTTATGGAAAAACAAGGCCAAAAGTGTGAAGGAAACATGAGGGAGATTGGCTACGGCTTTCTTTATGTCAATGCAGTAAAGGGTTATGTTCCTGAAAACGATGTTGTAACGGCCTATTCAAGTGGTTGCCAAATGAATTTTGAAGGCAATCAGTTTATAATAAACAGTTATTTTGATGCAGCGACAAATACATTTTACGAGATGTATGATAGTGCAAACGCCAATGTTGTAGGAGCTTGGATGTATTTTGATGCAACGCAATTAACACAACAGTTTGCAAATGGAACAACAGACACCGTTGGATACACATATAATTCTATTACGAGTGTATTAAATATAGATAGTGGTGCTGATATTTTTCAAGTAACTTATGATAAGTTTTTTGAAAACATATACCTTACTGATGCGAGTGGCAATGTTGTGACATTAGGGTTTTATGGAGAAAAAACATTAAATGGCTGCTCGGAAGTTGTTATCCTTGCCGACAAGCCTTGTCTTGGGCCAACCGAAGTTCAGTCAATTTTGAACAAGGCGAGTAAGAATTGTGATTGCAACTGCGAGGATTATGTTAACACCGAACCAACAAGCAAGAGAGGTGAATCGCTTTATTTAAGCGATGCCGAATTTAATTGTATTGATGGAGTTGTTTATATGACAATAAACTTTTCATATTCAGGCTCTCCACTACCCAATTCTTTTGGAATTTATGTAAACGGAAATATTGTGTATACTTTTTCAGACACAGGGTTAAGTAGCGGAAGTTTTGTTACAACTGTTACAAGCGATGAAATTGCCGCATTGGCTCAAAACGCCACTTACGATATAACAATTTACGACAACTACGGAACAACATCTTCTTGGGCTTCAAACACACTGGAATCAATTCCACTAAACACTTGCGCTGCTCCCGAAGCTTGTTGTACAATATGCGACCTTGATAATGGGCAGTTTCTTGTTTCGGCAATGAACATAAACGGAGATAATTACAACTTACTGAACCCTCCGCCCGCCCCGTATGACGCATTTATGGGAACGTATATAACCTTTAATGGAAGCAATGAATATACTTGGTCACCTATAACCTCAGACGACTACTACAATTATAGTTTTGATTGCGAATCAAATGTTGCCGTTATGGGAACCCCTGTACTTAGGGAGTTATTTTATTTGACCATAGATTTCAATTGTGCCGCAACAAGTGCAAAGGGATATGCAATAATTGAAGATTCAGAAGGAAATCCGTTGCCTGTGATATTCACATTACAAGTGTCCGAGGATTTTACAAAAGATTGTAGTGGAGAATGTTGCAATATAGAAACATTGAATGGTTATACTTTAGATTCTATTGGCAAGTTTAATTATACAGGGCCAGATAGCGGGTCTTATATATCGCTGCCTGCCGTAGGAGAAGATGTAACAAAGTTTGTTTTCATCAGCGAATCGTCTGTTGAGGTTTACACCAACAATGTATTAACAGGCACATATAACTATACTTATACGCCATCAAGCGGATTGTTGTATATCGAATCTCCACCTGATGATTCTAATGGTTACCTTCAATTAACGTGCGATTGCGGCTTGTTTGTTTACACGGTGTTTGTTTCTGATGGAAGTGGCGGATATACAATAGTGAATTTTTACCTTCAATCAATATAAGCGATGACAAGACAAGAAGAAATAGTTAAGGGTTTTAATGAAAGCTGGAGTCAGTACGGCATAAACGTGTCGAGTAATATTTCTAACCCTATAAACGGAATTACGGTAAACAATCCAAACGGAGGAAGAGCTGTTGCCTTAAATTTTATTGACGGAGTTAATGCAACAAAATTAACTGCTGCCCAAATTGCTGCATTGTCAAATCCGCAAGCTGGTCAAATAGTATATCAAACGGATGGAAGTACAGGGCTGTATGTTTACGATGGCGCTTCTTGGGCTACTCTTGGTGGTTTATCTTCCGTTATTGGAACAATTAATCGCATCACGGTAACAGGCGGAAACACGATTGATATTGCCTCAACTTATGTTGGACAAACTTCAATCACAACCCTTGGAACAGTTACCACAGGGACTTGGACAGGAATCATTGGTCAATCAACAATGACACTTGGCTCTGATGCAACGGGTGATATTTATTATAGAAATTCAAGCGGAAAACTAACAAGGCTTGGAATTGGCTCTTCGGGTCAAGTTCTTGGAGTTAGCGCAGGCTTACCTGCTTGGCAAGCTTCGGGTTCAGGCATCACCGTAGGTACAACAACTATCACTTCGGGAACTTCGGGAAGGGTCGCCTTTAACAACGCAGGTGTTTATGGAGAGGACGATGGTATAACTTATTCATCTGCCAACAAGAGATTGACATTAGGGGGTACAACTGCTACAATTCCTTTGATAGCACGTAACTCCACTTGGTCAACTAACTTTCAAGTTACCTCCAACAACGGAAGAAACTCAGGTGCAATAGGCTTCTTCAACGATGCGGGAACGGCTGCAATGAGAATATCCATTCTTTATCGGACAGAGTATTCAATACAGGACGATAATAGCGGAAATATTAACGCTTTTTTTTACCCGACAAATAATTGGCTGATTCTGCCAACATCAGTCAAGACAAGTGCAGCACCAACTGCACACCTTCATATCGGTGCTGGAGTTGCGACAACAGGGGGCGCACCACTAAAACTAACATCAGGAACGAATCTTACAACTCCCGAAAATGGAGCATTTGAGTTCGATGGAACGAGCCTATACTTTACCGTTGGTGGAGTAAGAAAAACAGTAACTTTAGTATAAACAATTAAGAATAAATAAAAATGCAAGTAGAATTTCTTAAAACAAATGTGGAGGGTTCGCCCAAAATTGACCTTGTGACAGGTGTAACAACACAGGCGGTTACTATTGTTAGTCAATTTGTTGGAAACCCGCACCCTGACAAGTTTCTTCAAACCGATTATCAAGTGTTTGACCTTGATAACAGCTTGTCTATCGAACAAGCTTTGGCTCAACTTGATGTTCAGGCGGCTCAATGGGTGGACGACACTTACAACACACCTCAACCTTAATCATAAATAAAAAACGAAAGCAAATGGAAAACAATCAAGAAAGCAACGTGCCTGAGTTTGATATAAACGAATTTGTGGCAAAGAAAGAGCAAGAGTGTACTGAAAAAATAAACGAAGTTCTAAAGGAATACAACTGCCGTATAAAATCAGAATTTGTTATTTCTGAATCAGGGATTTCTCCAATTCTAAAAATAGTTTTCATAAAATGACAAGGCAAGAAGAAATATTAAAAGGGATAAATGAATCTTGGGTTAATTTAGGAGTTAACGCAACCTCGAACACATCTTTACCTACAAATGGAATTACCGCAAACAATCCAACCCAAGGAAGAAGCGTTGTGCTAAATTTCTCCGAAGGTATTAATATTCCAAAGTTTACCCTTGCTCAAATTTCTTCTTTTAAAAACGTAACTGATGGGCAGCTTGCGTATATCACCGATGCTACCCCTGCGGGTGTTTATACCTACATAGGTTCATCTTGGGTTTTAAGCCAAGCGCAGTCAAGTCCTTTCGGAAACTTTTTGGATACCACAACGCAAACTGTTGCTACTAACGCCATTGCTGCAATGAAGTTCAACACTACGGTTCAATCTTCTAGTGTAAGTATAGTTAATGATGGTTCAGGCAACCCAACACGGATAACCTTTGCAACACCAGGCGTTTATAATATACAATTTTCAGCGCAGTTGTATAGGCCAAGTGGGAGTGCTTTAAGGGAGTTGGTTATTTGGCTTCGTAAAGATGGGATTGATGTGCCACAAAGCTCTACCAAAGTAACGATGCAGGGCGCAGGCCACTTTGTTGTAGCCTCTTGGAACTTCTTTCAGGACATTTCTACGGCAGGGCAATATTGTCAAATTATGTGGACGCAAAGCGATAGCATCGAAATTTTATATGAACCAGCAGATTTGACCATACCTTACCCTGCTATTCCATCCATAGTATTAACCGTTAATAAAGTTAACTAAAAGTGAAAAGTAAATCAATAACCTTTATTAACAATGTCTTATGCAATGGTGGGAAGTATGGCTTATAGTGGTCGGCTCCTTAGCAGGGATTACCTCCATTGTGGCAAACTTAATTTCAATATCAATAAAGTTATTAGAATATCAACGGCTTCGACGATTTAAAAAAAGATTAGATGGACTTCTCGATAAACACACACCACCACCCGAACCAAGCAAATGATGGAATAACCTTCATCGTGGTTGCCTTTTTATGGGCTATAAGCACATTAGCCAAATGGATGCCTTTTGTTGAAGGTGTAAGCCATTGGATATTGTGGTCAATCCAAATGGTTGCAGGAATAACTTCAATCATTATAGGTTTTAAAACAATAAAGTCTTGGTTTGATAAAAAAGACAAAAATGGTAAAAGCAACATTTAGCCTTAGAAACTTTGGCAAACACAATACGCCAAGATGGGCAGAGCAATTGGGAAACTTTGCTTTGGTGCTTGGAGGTTTTTTTAGTGCTATTGCCACGACTTGCCTAACCCTTGAATCGTTACCTTTAGATACAATCAATTCGCTTCCCTTTGTTGCCACCACGATTGCTATTGGCAAAACTTGTGGAGTGTGGGGTGTCATCATTTGCGGAGGCGTAAAGACCTTTTCTAAATTCTTTGGCATCCCATTAAAAGACATTCACCAATGAAGGCAGAGGTAGATAAATACGAAGATTCAAGGGAGTTTCCTTGGCAAGTTGTGTTAAGCCATGCCATACCTTTCATTGTTGAACTTTTTTCAAGAAGAAGGGCTTTAAAACAACGTGTTTCTGACCTTGAAAACATTATAAAGGTGCAGCAGTATCAAATAACAGAATTAAAGGAGCTGATAGAAAATAAAAAGCGAGATTGATTACCTTTGTTGCATGAATAAAGCAACCATAACAAGGACGTATCAAAAAAACGTCACATTAGGCGAAATGAGCCTATCGAATGCCAAGGGTGAAACATTATCACTAAAAACGATTGAACTGCCTTGGAAAGAAAATAAAAGCAGCATTTCTTGCATTCCAAAGGGAACTTACTCTGTGGTGTTTGTTTCTTCGCCACGATTGAAAAAGAAAACGTATAGAGTTGTCAATGTGAAAGGTCGGGATGGAATATTGTTTCACCCAGCTAATTTTTCAAACCAATTAAAAGGGTGCATTGCTCCTTGCTTAAATCATGCCGATATTAATAATGACGGAGTTATTGATGGAACATCAAGCAGGGTTGCCACAGAGAGTTTGGAAGGGTTCTTTAATAAAGAAAGTTTTGAGTTGACTATTCAATAAGTTTTTTTACCTTTGCACAAAGTATAACCCTGTCGGTTGTTATTGACGTATCCACTTAGACAGGCTGCCCCTAAAGTTTTTATGATGACTTTAGGGGTTTTTTTTTGGAAGGGGTGGAAAAAACAAAAGCCATCGATTAAAATGTCTCTGTCCTGTTTACCTAATTTTCTGTGGCAAAAGCAGGGGTTATTCTTTTAACCAAGCAAGCCGTTCTGCCAATATTTGGCTGTACGTTGACATTGCAAACATTTGTGCATTTAGTAACGACATTTGAACCGCTTCAATTTTTTGAAAGTTTTCACTTTGGATAAAAGATTTTAGTTTTTCAATCTTTTCATCGAGTTGTTGTTTTTCGTCAATAAGACGTTCTTTAAATGTACTCATTTTTTTTCGGGTTCATTAAGCCGCCCAGGGCTGTTTTGTTAGTTGTTAATTAAGTCCCTAAATTCTTCTTGTTCGGATTGGGTTAAATATCCATCGTAAATCATTTTCAAAAAATCTACATCGCTTTTCCCGTTGAAGAAGTTCATATCACGGGCAACATCAATGAATTTGTTAATTTCCTCATTTGGAATATAGGCAGAATTTTCTCCTATTTTAGCCAAATCTTCTGAAATTGTAGCGTTTCCGCTTTTAATTGTAAGTTCGGCAATTAGACTTGTTTTTGTTAGTTTTATTTCCATTTTATTTTAGTTGTTAGTTATTAAAGTTATTTCCCCCTATTGAAATAATAGGCAATTCGTGTTATTTATATCCCCTATAAGTAAGTTAGGTGATATTTGGCAGACACACCTCACCAGTCCAATCACCTCCGACATTTGGGAACGTTGAACCAGTACACCATTTAAAACCTCTTTCAACTCTAATCCAGTGTCCACCCATTAAGGCTTTGAATTTCGTTCCCAAAGGATATTCTCTAACAGGCTTATCTGCTCGAACCCAAACATCACATAACAGCACATTGCCAAAAGTGGGGGTTTCATTTTTCAAATCAACATTTTTCATATTATCAAATTTTGTATTTCAATTAAACATTAGTGGTTTAATGCCCCACCTTCGGCAATCTGCAAACCGTTACCTGCAATGCCTAACGAAATTCGTGAGTATCGCAAGTGTTATAAAATTCCTGTAAAGTGTCCCAAGGAGAAAGTTCACCGCTTTCAAATCCTGCTTCGTGCTTCGGATGGTTACATTGATGGTGTGTCTTTCCAGCAATTTTAAACGCTGAACTTGCAAATTTGCAATTGTAGCATTTAGGCTTTTTGGATGGCACAGCAGGTAACAGCACATTGCCAAAAGGCGTGGCTTCCTGCTCCGTAGAAACTTTGGTGGTTAAATTTGAGTTCATATCTTCTTATTTAATTTAGTGGTTAAAATCACGCCCTTCGGCAATCTGCAAAACGTTAGCGGTAATTTATTCCAACACTATCACAGGGTCAACATAAAATCCCATTCCGTGTGCTTTTTCAAATTCGTATTGGTGTTTTCTTGCACCTTCTCTTGTCTTATGCACAAACATCAATTCGTTATCAATTGAGTATAGCCCATATAAACTACCGCTAACATCGGTTTTGTTCAATGCGGGGTTTACTGCTTCATTCAAATTTTCGTTTTCCATTTTAATTTATTTTTAAGTTGATAATTTCGTTTCCATAATCCCGCACTAAACAAAGCCGAGAACCGTTATGTGCAATTTATTTGAATGACTTATCATACCTTATCGGGTATAATTATAGTTAATGAATGATATATCATACCCCTTCGGGTATAAAATGCACATACACGCAAAACGTTAGGTGCAATAAAAAATAAATTTCCCACCGCACCCAACATTCTACAACATTTCTCCATCACCTAAATCATCTGCTGCATCTGATACATCTTCGGCAGCACTTTCAAGTAATGATTTTGTGGCATCGGCTTCTTCGCCTATTACTACGTTTACTGCATCTTTTACGATTGCTACTGGTGTTAGTGCTGTTTTTACTACCGCACTAAACATTCCGCTTAAAAATCCCATTTTGTTTTGTATTTAAGTTATTACCCACGCTAAATTTATTTTTTACAGACACCTAACAGCAGGTAGGCAAAATAAAATCAACTAAGTAATCGTATCAATATACTTAGCGTTTTTTTTGGGTCTGCCTGTCCTTTACACCGCTTCATTAATTCACCTTCACATAAACCCTATCCCCAACTTGCCTAACAAACTGCCCCTTAATTGTCAGGACTGAATCCTTTCCAACTTTGTCTAGGTTGTAGCCAACTTGAACTGCTCGAATTGTTGGAGGGGTTGGGGTTGTTGTGGTTTGTACACAAAAATGTAGGCTAGTGAAATCCACGTTACAGCTATTATAGCAATAATAAAAACCATTCCTTTTGTATTGCTATCCATTTTTAGCAAGGTTTAAAAGTTGTTTAATTCCTTCTGCCTTTTCAAGCATTTTCAGTTTTTGCATTGCATCAAAGTTTGGCATTGTTTTGCAAACTTCAAGGGTGTGAATATAGTCGCCCAGTTCCTTAACCATTGAGTTGTAAACATTCTTATCTGATATTGCAAATTCACCCGCCCTAACTTTGTAGCCTTCTTCCATTTCAAACGTCCAAGTGTTTTCGCTGAAATCGGCAACTAGGGCTTTTGCAAATTGGGTTTTAATCCTATCCATTTGCGGCCTCCTTTTTCTCCCAAGTAAATACGGCGCAAACCTTATCATCGTAAAGTGTGCCGCAGCTTATTTTCAATGTTTCATCGAATTTCTCGTGAGCAAAGGCACGACACCAATCGTAACCTTTAGTTGTTGCTTCATGCCATGTTGTGGCAAAAAATACCATTTGATTTTTCATGTTATTTAGATTTTGATTGTTGCAATATTTTTTCTTCGTTATCCATCCTTTTTTCAGCTTCGTGGTGTGGAATCCGTTTCTTTCTTTCTTCCTCAACAAACTCCATGTAAGCATCCAATGAAACGCCAACTTTGTCAAATCGTTTCGACTTATCAAAGTCTTTTTTCACTTGGGCAAGCGAAGTTTTGGCGAAGTAGTTTTTAAGGGTTTGAGTTAGTGTCATTTAATTAAAAGTTTACAAATTAAATTATTCCACCACTTAACAACCTTTTCTTTCCGTGTCGGGTTGTTTTCTCTATTCCATTTCTCTTTTTCGTACAAATAATAAGCGTAGTCTTGGTCTTTCAAAGCGTTTTCAATTGCATTAAAATATCCTTCGTTATCTAACTTCTTGTTAACTATAAATTCGTAAATAAACGACCCTTCAATAGTTCCTTTGAAAGCCTGTTTTTCAACTTCAAATTGTTCGTATGATGGAAACTGCTTTTTTCTTTTATCCATGATAAATTTAGTTAATGATTCTTTTGTTTCGTTTTCCAGTGCTTTGTCCAAGCTGTTTTCAAGGTCGGAGAGGTTTAGCATTGACACCAATTTGGTTTAAATTCTGGGGTTGCATAATCGGTAGTATTCATTTCTTTTACATCCAAACTATACTTTACCACTTCTTTAAAAAAATCCTTTTTCGTTTTAGAGTCTGCTAAGTTTTTAGCCAAAACAGAAACTATTCCTTTGCATTTTGGACAACTCGATATTGTTACTTTGTTTGCCATTGTTTCCATTTTTAATAAACTGAATAATCTGTAATATCAATCCATTTCCCGCACCTTCTAGCCATAACCTTTATGCCTATACTTCCAATAGTGAACTTGCATTCAACCGCTTTCATTTTCTCAAATCTAGCCGTTTCGGTTCCGTTCAAAGTAAACGTCCGTTCTTGGATTATTGCTTTTGTTTTCGCCATCCTACACTCCCCTTTCAATGATTGTTTGCTCAATTGATTGAACTATTGCCCTTCTCGTATTTCCGTTATCTTTGGTAAGGCTTAACGTGTCTGTTAAAACGTCTTGCATTTTGTCAAAGAACTTTGCACATTTAGAAACAGAATTAAATGCAATAGTAAGCATTTCTGTTTCCTCGTTCATGTCTTCATCTTCCAACCTATCCCTTTCCATCTTCGCAACCTTCAATATGTGGTCATAGTGGCAAGGTTGGCATCGTACTTGGATGCGTTTTGTTCTTGTTTGTTTCATTATTTGTCCTCCTTCAAAGTTACTTTGCATCCCTTTACCTCCGATGCGATTTGAATAAGTTCGGATAGGGTAAAAGATTGGATTGGTTGGGCGTTTTTATAAACAAAATAATAATTTAAATTTTCGTCAAACTCTATGAACCTTGTACCACCATTGTGTTCAAATGTCATTATAACTTTGCGTTTTACTTTTTTATCGCCATCATTGTCCCACACCTCCATATCACAAGGGAAATTAATATCCTCCAAGCCAAGTTCGGCATCGGTTGGGATGTGGTCAAAGATGCGTACGCCTTCGGGAATTTCTTCTTTTTCGTAAGCCCCAAAAACTCCATCAATTATGCCATAAAAAAATCCTATTCCAGAAAAGTCGTATTTGCTATATCCAAACCAATGGGCTATCGTTTTTTTAATCTCCACCCCATCCCAAAACTTTTTCAGTTCAATCGCAAACTCTGGCGATTGGTTTTCGATTACGACGTTGTTGATTTTTTTCATATTTTTAATTGTTATTGACGCACAAATGTAGTACAATTTTTGAATGTAGTACAAAAATGTTTAATTATTTTTTTTACTAAACAAATTCGCAATCTCATGCCCATAAATAATCTCGTCCTTTCGTTTCAAATTTACAACTTTCCCGCTACTTCTCCATCTCTCATTAATTCCTCCGCAATACTTCATTAGTGGAGGGTTGAAAGTTCGTTTGAATAATCTTGTCTTGCCATCAATCACATCGGTAATTTCTAGGCAGTTTGGTAGTTTGTAGACGGTCATTTTGTTTTAATTAAAAGTTTGCGTTTGGTTGGATTTCGGAAAGGCTGTTAAAAGTCAGGGTTAAGTCCCAATTCTATATCTTGGCTCAATCCAAGTAGTTTCCCAATCAAGCATTTCAGACAAGGTAAATATTTGATGATGCTCGTTAAGGTAAGCTTGGAGTATAGGATTGTTGCCGCTTTTGTCTTCAATGTAAAGTGCGTTTTCAAAACTATGGGTTGCGTTCTTTGTAAAGTTGAAAGAACCTGTCCATACGGCAATAGGGGCATAGTCAATTTTATATTCGTCCAATTTGCCACGTTTTTCGCAAAAAACCAAAAACTTGTGGTGGCTTCTTGGGAAGGCGGGGTGCTTTTCTTTGTTATGGTTTCCGACGCACATTACGGGATAAATAACTGGTTCGTCGCAAATAGAAAGTTCTCGGATTGGGTCTTTTAACTCAAACCTAAAATGGTTAAACTTTAAATCGGCATAAAGCTTCCTTAATTTTATAGACCAACTATTTCTGCTATTTATGTCAGGGCGAAGAAAGTCTTCTTTCTGAATAAGAATTTGGACATTATCGCACTTTGACAAAGCCTTCAGAACAGGCTCGGAGGTTAACCAAGCAACGCAGCCAAAAATCAACTTATCGGAGTTTTGGTTTATTTTGTCAATTAAATTTTTTTCCAAGTTATCAAAGTAGGCTTGGATAATTGGGATTTGTGCGTCCTTGATTGTTACGTTTTCTTGCTGGATTAAATTATTTAAGTTGCTCATTTTATTTGTTGTTTAAATTATTAAAAGTCGGGGTCGGGAAATCTTTCTGATTGCTTGGCTCGTGGGGTCGAAATCGACTTTACGTCGAAATCATTGTTGGGTTTTATGGATTGTTGAACAGGCTTTTCTTTTTTATCCCAATAGTCTAAAACGGGGTTAAGCCCATTAGTATCTTCAAAGCCAGCTCCTCCGTGTATCATTCTTATTTTAAAGGGTTCGTTCTTAAAAGTTCTTTTACCCCCCGTTTCCATTTCTTTCACCTTTTGGACGTGTAATTCTGTCCAAACCCATTCAGTAGGGTGGTCGGCCATTCGGTGAACTACAAGAAGATTGTCGGCTTTGTTTGGAAACTTGCTTCCGCCTTCGGCATCGGCTTTGTTTGGAGGAATTGTGTAACCAAAGTATTCGTGTTCTTTTGGGTAGGTTTTCCTCAAAGCTTCGGTTGCTGCGTGAATGTTTAACATTATTCCAATGCCTGTTTTTTTGATAAAAATTCGCATATCTCTCATTGCCTTGTAGTCGTACTGATGCTCATTGGTTGTTTCCTTTTCAAGCACGTTGTAAGGTTCTATGATAATTTTGTTTATGCCAAACTTTTCTCCAAGTTTTTTGCCCATCACAAGCATGTCCATGTAAGACCAAACCTCGTCGTTTCTTATTAGCCAAAAGTGCTTTGAAAACCATTCGTTTGTTTCTTTGAGTTCCTGCTCTGTCATTGATTCAACTTTGCGGCAACGATAGTATTCAATAATTCTAAGCTTTACCCCTCCAACATTATTTTCGCCAGCATAAATCGCATATTTCGTTCCGTGCATCATTGCATCCAAGGTTGCCATGTAGAGGGTAACGATAGTTTTACCGCTATTGTCGTGACCTAAAACCATTTCAAATTGAGCATCTTTATACCTCCAATATTCGTCAAACTTTGGAAAGCCTGTTGAAAGCCCAACCTTGAAGGTGTTAGTCCTTTTTTTGATAACATAATCGTTTACCTCTTCTTCGCTTGCAAGAAAACTTAAATCTTCATCATCGGAGTTTATCCTTTTGCTGGAAAAAGTAGATTCAATTTCATCCTTTTTTTCGATTTTTTTCTCTTCTCCAAAACCTTGGGATAGAAGATACCTTGCAGTATCCCCCAAATTATCGTTAAATTTTAGTTTTGCGAGCGTTTTGCCAGCCGTGTAACCTATTTCATTGTCGAAGGCAGTTGACGTCGAATGGCAAAAGAAAATCTGCGTATTTTTAAAAACGTATCCACTATAAGGATGTTCACTATTTGGTCGCTTGAGTGCAATCTTGTCTGCTTGCTGAAAAACCACAGCCCAACCAGCTTCCTCAAAATAGGGAATAATGTCCCCTCGTTTGGCAAAATCGTCAAAGGGGTTGCTGTCTAACTTTTCGTAAACTTGTTCTTCTTTGGTCGGCTTGGTTACGTTGTCGGCAACCTCGTTGAAAAGCCTTGCGGTTAATATCAGAATATCCCTTTGCTCGTTGGTAATCTTTTTTAGCTTGGTTAAGTCGCCATAAACCCAAGAGTACCCCTTCATTGGAACGCAACAAACGTAACCTCCTTGGCCTCTTGTTTCAATCAGAACTCTTACTTTATCGTCTTGTCCTTTTTTTTCTTCCTCGGTGGTGTACCTGTTGGCAAGCTTTTTATTGCCTTGGTAGTTGTCGCAGAGGTAAAAGAAGTGATACCCACCGCTGCCTGTTTTTTGAACCACAAGTTGTTTGAGTAAGCTTGGGTCGTTTTTGTGTATAAGTTCTTTGTACCTTTCAAACAAAGTTCCTGTTAGGTCGTACTTGCAATCAATGTCGATACATTCAAGCCCTCCGTTTCCTTTTCCGCAAACCACGGCTATTCCTTCGCAGTTCTTTTCTTGGAACTTCATAACGTCGGGAGGGGTAGGCTTTTCTTGCCAATCCTTCCAAGATTTTGAGGTTGGAATTTTTTTGCTATTGCAGGGAACGACGTTAAAGCCTTGTTCCCAATATTTTAATGCTGCTTCAATCATGTTTAACTTGGTCTATTGGGATTTGAGTTCCGTCAGGGTAATAATATTTGTCAAGTTCGAAAACGTCGTAAACTATTCGGTCGGGCTTTTTGGGGTCTTTAAGCGGCTTTTGGTTGTTGCCAAATTTTTGGTTATCGTTTCTCTGCCAAGTAGCAAGCCTTTTTTTAGTTTCCCAAGTTTTTCTTGTTTCTTTATTCATTAACTTTCCATCATTTGTCAGTTCACTCCAATAATCATAAAAAGCCCTTACCATAGGTGCACCATAAGTTTCAACATAAGACTTGAGTTCGTTGTAAAAATCTTTCTGCCTTTCCTCTACAGACCTTAGTTCTTTTTTTTCAATATTTTTTTTCTTCTTTATAGTTTCTTTGTTTATTTGTTTATCTATAGGGACACTGCCGTGTGCAGTGCCGTACCCAATGCCGTTACTCTGCTGTTGCAATGCCGTATCCAATGCCGTACCTTGTGCCGTTGCACTTTCGCTACAGCATATTGATATAATACAGGCTTGATATTGGTTCTTTGAAGGCTTAACAATTTTGATAAAACCCCACTTTTCGAGGTCTGATAATGCCGCTAAAAAGGTGTTTTTATTTCCAATCGACAAACCCTCCATTGTATCAATAGTTGGTAGTCCAAATTCCTTTTTCCATCCAAGCCTGTTATTAAGTTCAACTATCCAACAAAAAAGGGCTGTATGCTGAACCTTAGCTTCGTGATTTTCAAATGAGAAGTTAAACCAGTTTCGAGTTAATTCGTATCCGTTCATGATTCCTTAATTTTAGTCCAGCAAATTCCGCAGAAATATTTTAAACTTTGATTAGCGTTAAGCCTAGAGCATGATTTATGTAATGCTTGTAAAACAAAGTAGTATCCCAATTTTTCAATAAACTTTCTTATAGATTGCTTAAAGTTGTTTGTTAAATAGTAATCAGGAAAATAATCCTCATAAACTTCGCATAGCTTTTGAATTTCTTTGTCAATCCTTTTTTCAATTTTAGATTGAACCTTTTTAAACTCTAAATATTGCGCCTCTTTTTCGGCTGCAATTTCGGTTTTTTGAATAATGGTTAATGGTACTGAACTTAGGTCGTTGTTCGATTTTCCTCTATTGCAGTCAAAGCATGATGTAACTAAATTATCTAAGCTATTGCTGCCTCCCTTTGAAACAGGAATAATGTGGTCTATTTCTAAAACAACATTTGGAGTTTTTGCTCCACAATAACAACAAGTAAAGCTATCCCTTTTAAATACTTCAAACCTTGTTTTTTTTCCTATTGCAATTCTTTTCATATCAAACAAAAGCCTACTCGGAAGCACATCGTTCTGGACACAACGACTGGATGGCTTACATTAAGCCGTACTTCCGAGTAGAATTTGTTTGTGGTGATAATGTAATTTTCCATTGGTGTTAATGCTTTTGTTTCAAGGGTGTCCAATCCTTGACATTTAACGATAGCAAAGATACTAATTTTTTAAACCATCAATGAAATTTCTTTCATCAGGCTATTTTCTTTTTCAACAGCCTTTTCAGCCTGGGCGGACGAAAGCTTTCCTTCAATCCGTAAAAGCCTTGAATCAACCACTTGCTTGAAGAGTTGAAAAGCTTTATCGTTGGCTTTGATTTTGTCGGGGCAGATGGCGGTGTGGTCAATCATTAGTTTTTATTAAAGTCAAGGTTTAATTTACCTGAAAGAAGTTTTTCTAATTCAACATCATAAGATAGTGACATCCAAAGGGGGTTTTTATGATTACTCCATTCGAGGTATCTTGTTTCTTTGTATCTTTTTTTTACGGATTCTAATTTTTCCCTTTTTATTTTAGGTAGCTTTGATTTACAAAAGAATACTAAATGTAAATCTACATCAGGAACGTGTAAATAATCTTCCCAAATACTAAAATAAACAGTTACGCCAATTAGCTCAAACTCCATCCCATTATCAAATAGGGTTTTGTTTTTGTATTTTTCAAACACTTCTCTTTCTACTTTTTCTATTATTTTTTTAGTTATAGCTTCTACGGCCGCTGCGGCTTTAAATCTTTCCTTTTGCGCTTCAATTAAAAAGTTTATTAATTCCATAATTTTAAGTTTTGGTTGTTGCACTATTTCAATTCAATCCTTCAAAAACTTTCTTTAAAAGTTAAAAAAACTATTCAATCAATAAATTATATTCGGATAGATTTTCTCTTAATTTTTCTCTGCTATCTTGATAGGCAATATACATATCTTCAGGCAGAGTCTCATACTTTAACTTACTTCTAAGATATTGGTCATATTCAAATATAGCCGCAGCATACTTACTGCCATTAATTGCTAATTGTGCTTCTTCGATTGTGTCGAACTCTAAGGTTATTTTCATTTCTAAATTAAATTAAGTGTTTCTTTTACAAAGTATAAACGCCAACATTCAACCTGACCTCGCCATTTGGCCGCTTCCTTCCAGCCTCGGTAAGTTCATCAAAAACGGCATAAACAATCGCCTTATCCAAGTCAAAGCAATTGGCCGAAAACTGTTCTACTTCCATCCTGACAAACCGCAGCTTTCTTTCAGGCATTGATTTGACTTCGTGTAGTTTTCCGTAAAGCAATCCCTTGTCTTTGGCATACTTATTTGCCTGATAGGTTACAATTTTCTTAAACGCCTCCCTGGCTTTAGCGCTATGTATGTCGATTTGCTTTTGATAGGAATTGATTTGGTCAAGGGAGTATTCCAATATGGTTTGATAGTTTTGCATTTAATTACTTGTCTTTAAGTGGTTTAAACAAAAACTTCCTTGGTGTTGTTGAAGCGGTTGAACATTCCTCCACGATTTCAGGATAGGTTTCTTTCAGTTTCTTGCTATCCAACTTTGTCGTTTCCTCCCCTCCCTTCCAAGTGAAAAGTGGCTTTCCTTCGGGGCTTATAAGAACCTCATTGTCAAGCATCTTCATCTTGATACTTTCAATGATAATTTCTTCCTCCTTTTCAAGCCTTGTCAACTCCTTGCGAACATTACCAAGGGCCTTGTGCAATTCAACGATTCCATCATCGGCAACAATTGACTTGGCGTTGCTTTTCGGGAACATTTCAAGAACGTCCTCTGCGTTGACAGGTTCAGGCGCAACATCGGCTAAGACGTGGTTGTGCCAAAAATTCCTTGCAGATTCAAGTTGTTCCTCAAATAAATCCTCCTGGAATGTCCATTGCATTGAACCAATTGAACTGCCATTTTTAAGGTAGAAAATGATGCCTGTTTTTAGGCCGCAAATTCCCAACTCCCAATTGATTTGTTCAATCCAATATACGGGAACATCTTCAATTGATTCAATCCGCTGTTGGGTGTTTTTCAAGGAAATAATAATTTCATCATAGTCCAACCTTGCAAAGGCATCAGGAACGGCAACAATACCGATTTCCTTGGTGAACATTTCCTTATTCAATCTTTCGTGGGTTAGGCGAATTAATCCTCCTTCGTGGTTGATTTTTTCAACTCCCATCTGAAGGATGAAGGGTTCGATTTTGATTCCAATAAGTTGCTTTTCGGAAATTTCACCTTTTGTGGCTTTGCCTGTTTTCTGTTGCCAGATTTGGAAGGGGGTAACGTAATCGTTAAACCCCCTGATTGCGGCAATGTCAGAACCTCCAATGCCGTGTGCTTTAATGTTTGATTTTTCCATCATTAGAAAGGAATTTCGTCTTCTTCAACTGATGAAGCGTGGTTGCTTGAGATGTGTGTTTCGGTAGGGCTTTTTAGTTTTGCGTACTGCTCCGAAGTTTTGATTTTGTCCTTGATGAAATCGGGCAATGATTCAAACTTGATTTTGTCGAAGTTGTCAAGTTCAAAAACAAAGCTTGGATTGACTTGTGATGGACATTCCATTCCTTTAATCATTGGTGAAACAGAAGCGATTTCATTGTAAACAACAGAAGCGTCCTTTGCGCTTGGTTTTTCAATGATGTTAAGCATACAAGCAACACCAAGAAGTTTTGTGATGTCGAAGGATTTTGCTTCCGCCTCGGTGAAATCTTTGCCTCTCCAAGAAGCAAGCATCTTACGAAGGGTTGCTTTCTCGTTCATTGACAAGGTGTACTCCTTGGAAATCACACAAGGTTGTTCACCTCTCTCCTCGCTAAACACTTTTTTTTCGGTTGGCAGTTCCCAGCCTATTCTTACTTTGTGAAGCATCTTGTCCTCACCTTGGAAACTTTCTTTGATTGTTCCAAGTTCAATCATTTGGTAACACCTTGCAAGGTAGTTGCCTGATGGGATTAATTCTCTTTTAACCCCTTTGTTGGTTGCGTTGATAGCCATTGTTTATTTGGTTTTAAAAATTAAAATTTACTTGTTCGTTCGGGTCGGGAATATACACGTTTAATTCCTCCGCCGCAAATTGTTTGATGTCTGCAAGATACTCCATAAACTGCGAAGTTGTTAGGTTTGAGGTGTGTCCCGTGATAGTTTTCACCTCCCCTGTTGATTCGTTCACTAAATCAACTTTAACAAAACTTTGCTTCATTAGTTCGTGTACCTCTTCGGTTGTTAATTTGTACCCTATTTGATAAAATCCATCTTTGAGGATTGGATAAACTACTCCCCACAGATAGGCGTTTTGTTCGTTGCTTCTTTTCTTGCGTTTCCTTTCGATTGTAAGAACTATTTCCTTCCCTTCAAAGGATTTTATCGCTTCGGCAATTGGCTGCCTATTAGACGATATTTGACCATTAATTACTTTAGTGGGGAAGGATAGTTTCATTACGCAATTACGTTTTGATTAAACTTAACGTGGCTTCTGTCAAGTTCGGGATTGCCTCTTTCGCATACTAAACAGGATTCAAGTTCTGTTTTAATATCGTCAAGGTTAACAGGTTCAACCCTTCTGATATAGAAGGTTTCTTCATCGCCTTGGTTGATTAAATCGTAGAATATTTCTACCTTAAAGGTGGCTAATGTTTTTAGGCTTTCCATTATTTTTCCCTCCCATCATACATAACAACATTAATACTATCCTTTTCCGCATCACCAATTTCATCATCGAATCCTTGTTGCAGTTCTTCCATAAATTGTGTAGGATTAGATAATTCAAACCCTATAATTTCATAGGATGCTGGATAATTTGCTCCTGTTACATCATCGGTTTCTGAATCGTGATGGTTGTAGCTTACTTCGAGGTCAATGGTTACCGAAATGGTAATGGTTTCGTCCTTTCTTTGTGGTGTTCGGCCAAATGTGGCCTGACTTGCTGCGGCAATTGCAGCCTTGATTTGTTCTGATTTCATCGCTTAAATTGTTATTGACGCTGTAAAAATAGTAAATATTTTGTTTGTAGTACAAGTTGGTGAAATTTATTTTTGATTATTTTCCTTTTGTTTTACAAGTAATTTTAAATGGTCTTGAATAAAGTTTTTCAAATCTTTATCTTCATCAATAGCCATCTTCTTTAAGTCTTTGACTATTTCATTTGGTATGTCAATTAGCTTTTTCATTGGTTTTCTATAAATTTTCTTGCTCCTTTAATTGTATTAAATCCTCTGTCTTTTTTATATGGATGTCTAACAACAAATTGTTTGTTGCCATTGTATTCATAAGAATTATCACAGCTATCAATAGTGTATTCATTAAACCCAAGTGAATAACCATCGTTTATAACAATATCGGCTAAAGTATCTTCTTCAATTTGTGCTTTGCGTTTGGTAAAATTCAAATTCATTTCATCAGAAAGTAATTTGAATAAATATGCTGCTCTATCGCCAGTAAAAGATGCTTTCTTAAAGCAATCTTTTATTATTTCATCAGTTGTTTTCATCTTATTCCAAATGGTTTTAGTGCTTGTTCAAAAATTGGGTGCATATTAGAGTTGGGCTTTTGTTCGCCCAACTCATACATCAAAGTTTCTTCTGTGTCAACAAGTAGCTTTGCAGTTCCTTGTTTTAAGTGTTGGTTTACCACTTTTCTGATTTCATCATTTTTAGTGATTACTCCGTTTAATATTCCGAAGTTTTGTTCTCTGTTGATTATTGCTTTCATTTTTCTGTTGTTTTGATGATGCAAATATATACCATATATATTACATACAAGAAAATAATTACAAAAGTTATTAACATTTCCCCTTTCTTAAATCCGCCCAGCAGGATAGCGGTTAGTTGGTTTCCCCCAAAATCAACCTCCCATCGAGAGTGAATAGCTGGTTTGACTCTTCCCAAATATTACACCTCTGCCATTTGGCCGATTTCATTACAACCTTGATAGGATTGACCATTTTTGAAGCCTTATCTAAATCCTTAATAGCTTGCTTACAATCTCTTTCGAAATACGGCCTAACTGCCAAGCCTCTATCCTTCATCGTGGACGGATTTTCCTCAGTTCCGTTCCAAAGCAATTCAAGCTGCCTAATGCGTTCCAATCGCTCAGAAACAATGAAGGTATGGAAGTAGTCAATGAAGATATATTCGAATCCTATATCTAAGGCAATGCACAGATTAATGAACTTAAAACCTAATGTTCGGTTGGCTAAATTGAAAACCCGTTCAACTCGTTTTGTTGTGGTTGGCTTCTTATTTAATAGCCTGTTTGCTTCTTCGGGTTTGTAAAGAAATAGGCGGTCGGGGTATGTGTCAGATAGCATGGTTGGGGGTTTAATGATTGATAAAATACTCCCAAACCTTAACTAAGGATGGGTAAGATGCCCTAAATACAAAGTAAATCGCAATGCCGCAGCAAAAAAGAAATAGCTTGGAAAGTATCACTTCGTAAAGGAAGCGGATGATGGAGTGAATTAATAGTTTCACAGGAATTTAAAATTAGTGGTTGAAATAATGTAAACCAAGGCGATTAAGCCAAGGGATAGGACAATTGCGGCAGCAAGTAGCAGCCTTTTGAGAAGGTTAGGTTTCATTGTGGTAAGTTGTTATTGACATTGCAAATATATTAATTTCTAAATATCATCAATATCTTTTCTAATAAAACTTTCGGGATTGCGGTAAAAGTACCCAGCCTTAACCACCACCTCCCTCATCTTGGTTTCGGATAAGATTCCCGAAGCATAACGATTTCTGATGTTGTTGCCCCATTGGCTTGACATTCCGCATCTGCGGTAAAAGTATTTGAAGTTCAAGGTATAGCAGAAAGCCTGCTCCAAACTCATTGTTTCTGTTCTCATTGTTGTTACATTGATTTGATTAAAGTAAATTTTCTTGTTTGTAATAGTTTATTAGATACCACACATTTTGAGGTGTGAAATCCTTCCCATCGGTTGTTATGTAACCGCTTCGTTTGTAGCCAAGGCGATTAAGGTTATAACTAATCTCTTTCAGAAGGTAGTCAGGGTTGGCGGCAATATACATTTTGATGTACTCGTATATTTGGACTTTGTTGTTATCCTCCCATACGGCTCTTTTCCTTGCTATCCCACCATTAACTGCGGCCTCATAGTTTAGGTTTTCAGGTTTCCCGAGTTTTACTCCATTGGATTTTTTGACTTGCAATGCAGCCTTTGTTCGTTTGCTTATCAGTTCCCTTTCGTGCTGTGCCATCGTTGCGAAGATGCCCAGGGTTAAGGTGTTAAGGTCGGGTAAATCTAAACAAACAAAGTTAACTGATTCCTTCAAAGTAAACAAAAAAGATACATTCCTACTTAGTCTGTCTAACTTAGCTATGAGCAAAGTTGCTTCTTTTTGTTTACATTGGTTTATCGCCTGTTCAAGTTGAGGTCGTTTATCCTTCTTACCTGATTCAACTTCTGTAAACTCTTGCAATATACGGCCATTATTTTTGGCGTATAGGTTAACAGCTTGTTTTTGTGCTTCCAAACCTAAACCTGATTCGCCTTGTCGCTTTGTACTTACTCGGTAGTATGCAATGTAGGTTTTCATAGTTAATTTAGCGTAAAGGATTCCAAGGTTAAGATTTCAAGTTTGGCAAATTGTAGCTGCCAATACATTCTTCTGACGGCTTTGTAGAACTCCCAAAATTGTTCCTGTTCCCTTTTCGGCAACTTGAATAAGTCGCCTGAATTTATAAAGTTTCTACATTCATTTTTTTGGGCTGAAAGTTCGGCAATTGCTTCATCGTTGGAAGTTAGTTTACTGATGGTGTCGGTGTGGTATTGCATTGTTGGTTGGTTGGTTTAGGATTACTACTTTAACTAATCGTTGTCAAGCGATAAAAGATGGTTAATAACATCACTACTTGACAATAGTTCTATTTCGGTGCATTCCCATTTAAACTTTATACCTTCTTTAGCCAATGAATCAAAAGCGTTTGATACTATTATTGCGTCTTTGAATGTTAAAAAATACATTGGCTCTAAGTCTTTTATGTTTTTGTTTTTTACTTCAAGTTTAAATATTGATTTCATTTTGATTAAAATTTACTTGGTTAATACTTTCTATTACTTGTCGTTTGTTGTTGCATCATTTACATTGTTATTGCCCCAATCCACAATTTCTTGCAATGGTACGGATTGGGAAAATGATTCTTCTTTGAGTGGAAATTTAAAACCTTCCTGCCAAAGGTTGGCGGTTCGGTTGAAGGTCGTCCCATTTTCAATGGTCAAAAAATACTGGGGGTTTTTTAGTTTTACTTTTATCATTTGGTTGTTCGGTTGTTATTATATTAATACTTTTTCGCTGTTTTGAATGTAATACTTTTTAATGTGGCGTACGTTTTCGGCTTTTAGTCCAATATTTGCAAACCATTTTTTAACAGTTAGCCCGCCAATTTTATCGGTTATTATTGCAGCCTTGGGTATCCATGTAGAATAAGTAAAAATTGTTAGTTGGCAGTTGTTCCATATTGACTCCATGCAGTAATCAACTTTTACGGCTTTTTCCCTTACCTCTGTTATTCGACCAATAAACAAACCAGCATCTTTTGAAAAAATAATCTGTTCGTTTAATTCAATTTTTGATTGTGTTAACATTTTTTTGTTGTTACATTGATTTTAATGGTTGTAAGTCTATTGGCTGCCCATCAAGGCCATAATCACAAGTCCATCCGATTTGCTCCAAGGCTTCCACGAGGTCTGCACAGGCAATATAACTGCTTTCTCCTTGTAACATAACTTCTGCCCAGCTTGCATCGGGGTTGTTTATTAGGTTGTTTACTTGCCTAAGTTCGTTTTGTTGTGCTTCAGGCAATGTGTCAAAGTCTGCTAAAATTTCAAAATAGTCTTGCATTGTTTTGTTTATTTGTGTTTGTAGAAAAAGGTATCCTTGCTTGTTGCTGTTTCGCTAAGTTCAAAAAGATTAAAAAACCTGGTTTTGTCGTAGGGTTTAACTACACTAAAATCTTCGTTTTCCAATGGTAGAAAATCTTCATTACCATCAGCCAAAGAAAGTTCAAGTTTTACCCCACAATTTTCTCTAAACCAATCGGTATCTTTCCATTGCTCGCTGTCTTCAATTATTTCTTTAATCTTAGTTTCCATTTCGCCATACCTTTTGATTAACCTTTCATGTTCCGAAAGTAAAGCAGATATAGCTTCAGACAATGATGTAAAAGGTTTGTCAAATTTGGTAAAGTGTTCAAGTCCTTCTTTGGTTTCGTAAATTCTGATTGAATAATTCTTTTTCATTGCTTTATGTTTTTTATTTGGTTGGTTAAAATATTTCAGTTTCATAAATAACTTCCTCGGTTTCATTGCAAACGATTTGGGCTATTCCACCTTTGAAATCTTGAAAGTAGGAATCGTTTGTTCCGTTGTGCGTTGAAATATAGTTTTTGGCTTGTTCTATTGTAAATTGAAAGCCTTTGTTCATGGAGCTGTCATTTGATTGGAAACAAATATCGTAGGTTTGCTTTTCAACTTCAATTTCAAAATACTGCCCACCTATGGAAGCTGTATCTTCGCCAAAGCTAAAAATCGTTACATTTCCATCGGGTTCAATGATGTCCAATAATTCGGTGGTTTGGTAGTACCCTGTTTGCATTGCATAATCGTTTGCAACTTGGGCTAATTTTAACAAAGCTTGATGGTGGTTTAATCCGTTGGCAATTTCTTTGCCGTTTTTGGTTACTTTAAAATTTTTCATGTTTCTAAGTTTTTATTGGTTGGTTGGTTGGTTGTTAGTTGTTACATTGTTTTTTACAAAAGGCCAAAATTGATTTTAATAATGTTTCTAAAAATTGCTTCCTGCTGCCTACTTATTTTCATTGCCTTACCTTCTGCCCTGTATTTATCATTAACTTTCCCTTTATATTCAATTTTGAATTGAGGCTTATAAGTCAAATAAAATAGGCTGTTATCGTCGTTTATTAGCGTTGTGGCTTGGTTGGTTTGGTAGGCTTGCATATTTGCGCTGTGTTGAATTATTTTAAGAAAGGCGGGGCAATGGTTCACCCCGCTAAATTGAGGTTGGGAGAATTAAAAATTGGCTTATTCCTCTTCTTCTTGTTCGCTTACAAGTTCTTCGATTAGTTCTTCGATTGAGCTTTGGAGGTCGTAAAATTCTGTTCTAACTTGTTCGCTTTTGTGCAAACTTGCCAATATTTCACTATTAAGATTTTTTGGGTCGTAACCTAAATCAGAAGCAATTTCTAAAGAAGCTTGTAAACTTGGGTCGTTTTCTTGCAGGTATTTAATAGCTTTTGAGTAATAAATTACCTCTTGGTTGAAAGCTCCGTCGCCGTCCAATATGTCGCAAATTTCATCAAAGGTTGAAAAATCGGCGTTGCCTAAATAATATTGAAAATCAATATCAATATTTTGCAAGGTCAAAAAGTCGATTAGTTTTTGTTTAGATTGGTTGTTCATTTTTTTTAAAGTTTTTGGTTGGTTAAGACGAGGTAAAAAAGTACCTCGTTTCGAATATTAAATTCTCTTCAGTTAACCTTGTATCAGTTTAGATTGGTTAAGGTATATTCACCTGATTTTATCTTAGCTTCCGTTTCCTTTTTCGTTTCTCCCAAAAATTGATTTCTATACTTGCCTGTTGTGTTGGAATAATCCCAATACTTTTTGTCTAAACTTACTTTGCCGTTTTCAATTACTGCAATTACTGATTCGTAACTTTGAAATACTTTTTTGTTTCCATCAGTTAACAAGAATTGGTTAGGTACTGAATTACCATTACTTGAGGTGAAGTTTTCTATTTTCATGTTTTTAAAGTTTTAAAGTTTTGGTTGGTTGGTTGGTTTGGTTTATTTTTTAGAGGTCAAATTATCAAGGAAAAGAACGATGCTTAAAATGATGCTAATTAAAGCAAAAAAAGCGAAGAACTGATATTCCTTAGAAAAGGCTGAAAATCCGACAAGGAATAGACAAAGAAGTAAGCTAATTAGTAGTGGTGTGTTTGGTTGGTTGTTCATGTGATTAGTTTTTGATTGTTTAGGTTGGTTAAAATGCAGTTGAAAGGATGCTGCACCCCTTGGTTGGGTTAGTTGGAAAATATTAATTCATCTTGAGTAAAGTCTGTAAAATTAGAAGGGTATTCTGGATTAACGCCCCTTATTGGTATTAGAAGCTTTCCCTTTAAAACTAAAAAATTACACGGGTTTACTTCGAATGATTGTCCATTGTACTTGGCAAATGAACTGCCCCTTTTTACATTAATTGTTACTTTCATCGCTTTGTTTTTTTTATTGTTATTGACTCTGCAAAGGAAGGTCAAAAAACGATACAAAATACAACAGCAAGTAAATATTTTTGTAACTGCTTGAAAATCAATGAAAAAGATTTACATATAACCTTTATTTCTTGGCTTTTTTCAATGGTTTTTTACCAAGTTTACGCCTGTTTTCTTCCTGTTGTTCAATTAAAAATGGAAAGGTTGTGCGAAAATCTAAAGTGAACATATCGCAGAATTCGAGGGAAGGAAGGTAGACCAGGAAGAGGGAATAAACCTTTAAGAAAGTGTGAATCTTTAAGTTGGTTAAGTATGCTTTTTCGCTTTTCTTTACAAGGTTGCGAGATACTCCACAAATGGCGCAAAATTCAACTTGGCTCAATCCAGATACTTCTATCATAAATTGAAAGTTAGGCTGAAAATAGCCGTAAAACTTCATTAAAGTATCGTTAAAGGATACTAAATTATTCCTTTGATATTGTGTCCTTAAATCGTTGAAATGGCTTAAATAGGGCGTTTCGGTGTATCTTGAAAGGAGGTAATTAATCTTTCTTTCCTTGCGTCTTGCAAGTTCAACAGCGCTAAGATTTACAAAGTACTTAGCCATTTTACCGCTTTCCCTCCTCTCAATTCAACCTTTCAACCTTTTCCACATCCTTGAACGTTCGTTTAAGGTAGTGAATTAAGGTGGATTTAAGGTTCATTGAAGGGATTTGTTTAAAATTAATTAATCGTTGAATTGGACGCAAAGATAAAGGAATTTTTGAAATATACAACAGGGCCTTAGCCGTATATCGTTTATCCCTTGCTCCCTTGCCTTGGTTCCTCTGGTTGTGGTTTGGGTTTGACTTGCAAAAAAAAAGTAGGGCGGGGGGTCTGATGGTAGGGGGGTACTTTTTTTGTTGGCTTGGTTTTGTCAAAAATTAAGCGTCAACCCCTCTTTCTTTGAAAGATGCCTTCTTTGAACCTTCTTTCATTCTCCCTCAGTTAAAATCAACCTTTCTTCTTTCAGCCTCTTTCTTTGCGCTAAACCAATTTTTCTTCAACCCACCTTTTCTCCTTTGTCAACCTTTAGCTTTCTTTTCAATCATTCCTTTCCCTTCAACAGCTTCTTTCATTCATCACGATTAGATTTAGCTTTCATTCCTTTCATTTGAATGTAAGAAAGTTTAGATTGATTGATTGGTAAGCAAACACTTCAACAACAGCTTTCATTGAATGTTAGGGATGTTATGGATGGAGGTCAAGGGTGAGAAAAGGGTGAAAAAATTAGTCAACTTTTGATTGTATAATATATTAACCTGAAAATGATAGTTAAAGTTTTGATTAACAGAAAGTTACAAAAGCTGATATTGTAGTAAATGCACTTTTTTGAAGTAAAAAATGGCTGTTTGCTACAATTCTGTTGTAGTAAAGTATATTTTTCCATTATTGTAGTATGTATAAAAATATTGTAGTATATTTGCGTTGTGGAAACAATAGAAAATGGCTAAGGAAAGGAATATGTTAAACCCGTTTGTTGCGGGAGAGTTTAGGATTAACGTCATAAAGAAAAGGAAGATTTCGTTTGCTTTTGACCAAAAGAAGTTAGAAGGAGAAGGTATTGTTGGCACGACTGAAAGAACAAAACAGGTTACTGATTATGAAGTTGAAACAGCTAAGAAAGCTACTTATTATTTGAATGATTGGTATATGGTTAGTTTTATGAAGCTGAACGCTGGTAGTAAGAACTTGTTGATTTGGATTATGTATAATTTGAAGGAGAATAAAGATTACGTTGAATTGAATAAGGAATATGTGTGTGCTGCTCTTGCTGATGTTTGTGGAAGCTATTCAGGAACTACGTTTTTTAATAGCATAGGAACGCTAAGGGCTGCTGGATTTATAGCACATAGGGCAAAGGGAACATATTGGATTAATCCTTCGTTTTTCTTTAGAGGTAAGAGGAAAGATTTTTATGAAGAGCAGGAAAAGATTTACGGAAAAAAGATTGTATTTAATATTGGTGACGCAACTTAAAACAAAATTAAATAAACCATGACTTACCAAAAATGTCCAATCTGCGAGGGAAGGGGTATGATTCCCGAACCCTATGCTGTAACAACAAGCTTCCACGTCAAATGCCCTACCTGCAAAGGTGCAAGGATTATCAGTTCAATGACAGGCTTGCCTCCTGAAAGGGTTGTCAAGGAGGTTGAGAAATGGGAAAAGGAAAGAGAGAAAAGACAGGAAACAATTAACGAAATCCTAATAAAAGAATTTACTAAACCATAACCACCCAGCAAAATGAAACTAATCATTGAAATAAACGAAAAAGAACGTCTATCAAGCATCAACCTTGAAATAGATTTATTTGCCAGCAAAGAAGAAAAAAGAAAGATACTTGAACTTGCTTTGGAATTAGAGGATGCACAAGTAAGCTGTCCTTTGGTTAAAAAGACAGAAGAAAATCCTATTGAACCAAAACCTAGATACGAAGTTGGCGATATGATTATTTACGAAATTGATGGAAAACGGGATACTGCTTTTATTGTTTCAATTGGTCTTAGCCCTCATCTTTATTTTAATATTGCCAAAAGTTTAAAATCTACTCCAATTGCAAGAATTGAATTTAATCAAATAATCAACAGAATACCCTAACCCATGCAACACTTAATCAAATCAGAACTACGCAGAAGAAAGGAACAACGCCACCTTGATTATTACGGCAAATGGGTTGAACGAGCAATGGCAATGACTGCAAGAAACAAACCCCGCCCCGTCCTCCAAGATGAGGTTGAAGAGCCGAACGAAATCGAACTATTTTGCTTTGAACTGAAAAACAGGAAGTAATGAACACGCCAAAAGGAATGCCTGAAATGGGAAAGGTTAGCAAGATTGAAAACCCATCCCTCACCTCCGCAAAGCAAGTGTACGAACAAGACCGACTTGCCGCCGAAAACAAGCGATTGAAAAGGACGATTGATGAAAGGTTGGCAGATTTGCGAAAAATAAATAAGGAAGTGATTGAATATAAAACCTATTTAATATCGGCAGTTGTTTTTATCGTTTTTGAGGCGGCTCTAATAGCTGTGCTTATGTTGCACTAACCCTCTAAAAACACCGAAGGCCACCTATTACAGCGGCCTTGGATGAACTTTAAAAATTTAAATCAGCGAATTAAAACCAACCACGGAAAATTCACAAGGCAAAGATAAACAACTTTTGAAATGAAAAACTTTCTTATTGCAATTTTATTTCTGTTGTGTGTAGTCCAGGCAAACGAGATTGACAAGCTTGAACAGATTGACGAGGTTCATATTATGGAGGCTTGTTATCCTGAAATTGACACAATGGTTGGTCAGGATTGCGTCAAAGTTGTTTTTGGAAGGATTGCCAAGCAAATCTATGACGACACGCTTAAAACGAACAGAATTTATATTGAGAAAGCAAAATTTAAATATTATAGCACAAAATAGTTTGTAGTTCAAAAAAAGTTTTTACCTTTGCTCCAAGTTCACTCTTGGCAGCGTGAACAGAAAACGATATTTTTTATTGGAGGTTGAAACCTCAAAGAAGTTGTCCCACTTGTGTTCACGCTGCCGCTAAAAACAAAACAAGTGGGCTTTTCTTTTTAATGCCAAACCATAAAAGAGATAGGGAATATGTAAGATTTCAAGCAAGGCTTAACGATGAAGGCTTGCTTTCTCTTTGGTGCAACTTCGATACATTAAAAAGGCATTGCGAAGTAATTAACGGAATTTATGCAGACCTCGATGGTGGATTTGTTCGTACAAAAGACCTCGAAATTCACGCTAAAAGGTTAAAGGTAAAGAAAGACACCCTTCGCAAGAAATTAAGCCAAATGGTGAAAGAAGAGTGGGCAATAAAGAAACGTACAGGCTTTCAATTAGTTTCTTGGAAAAAGGTTGCGGCCAAATATGGTTTCAACCTTAAACAGAGAATGATTTTAGGCCACAACAAAAAGACGTTTAGGCAAAATGCCACTTATGCTTACATAAGAAGTTCAATAAATCAAAAAGTTCACCGAAGATTTCAAGAACTTAATAGAAAGGAAAGGATTGTTAAAAAGGAGCTTATCAGAGAAACCAAGCTCGCTTTGATTAATAATCCAAGCGATGAAGTCAATTTATCCCCTTCTGTTAGAGAGATTGCAATGAATATCGGATTAAAGTCAGCAAGAAGCGTTTCAACAATTAATCAGAACCTTGAGGCAAGGGGATTGATTGAAATGGAGAAAAGAAATGCTTTTGCTTGCATGACTGAGAACTATCCAATTTTCATCAAAGGACAGCCTGAACTTGACGGACATTGTTTCCGTTCAAAGAACGATAAAGGGCTTGTTGTTTTGAGAAGATTGAAGCAATTCATTTTTTTAAAATAGGACTTTGGCAAAAAAATGCACATATTGAAAGAAACCCAATACCTTTAGACCATTTGTCCTTAAACCAACAGAAGGGAGTGTTTGACCCCTTGGAATAGCTAAAAACCCGATTTTGCCCGCAAAAAAATTGAAAAAATGACTAAAAAACCAAGTTATGCTGCCCAACTGAAAAACAAAAAATGGTTTGACAAAAGGGCTGAAATAATTAAAAGGGATTTTGATTGTTGCAGGGCTTGTGGAAGTCAGGTAAATTTGCAAGTTCATCACACCCTTTATATTTCAGGGTTGCTGGCTTGGCAAACACCCGATTTGTATTTGGTAACGCTTTGCAAGCCTTGCCACGAGTTTGAACATAAAAACATTGACAAAGAATCTTTGTATGTAAAAAGGGGTAGTGCAAGGTTTCAAGAAATAGCAAAGCAGTTCCCCTACATAAACAGATTGAATTGCAACAAAAAGCCGAAAGTTACTAAACCGATTAGCTTGGCCCAAAAGGTTGCAAACAAAAAAAAGAAAAAATCCCCAAAATAAAATTTGTTTGTTTCATAAAACTTCATAACTTTGCTGAAAGGATTAACCCTATGCCCAAACTCCGCAAAACGATAAACATTGACAAGGAAACAGCCGACAAGGTTGATGCTTTGTCTGTCAAGCAGAAAAGGTCGTTCAGCCAAATGAGCGACATTTTGTTGAACAAAGGGATTGAAGTAACTGAAAAGGGGAAATAATGCCAAGCTACGCCAAAGTAATCGCAACAGGAATCATTGGAAGGATTGGGGATATGGACGAAAACTTTGTAGGCTTGTGGATTGAAGGGAAAAGTAGAATGCAAGTGTACCCGATTGGGGAGGTTGAATTGATTGATTGAGAAAACTTTAAAATTTACAATTATGATAAGAAAATTGTTAGAAAAATTAAGTTTGTCTAAGTTGCGCCAATTTTGTTTTCAGCAAAACAATGTAAGTAGCACTTATTTTTTCCAATTCGATAAAGAGTATGTTTATTCTCATACTGAAGCTATTTCGTTTATGGGCAAGTTGCAACACGAAACGGAGTACGAGGTTTTAGACCTTGTAAAAAATAAATGGGTAAAACAGCGATATACATTTCTTTCCGATAACAATGAACAAGAACAAACGCAAAAGATGATTCACAACTTTAGAATGGGCTGGTGTCGCCTCTGCAAATAATTGATTAAAACTATGAACATAACTACCAAAGCCGATTCCGAGGACGTAAGGATTTACATTGATAAATTGCTCCATTTGAGGTTTCCAAGGGACAAGAACATAATTATCCATAGCTGGATTGAAGGGCATAGCAAAGCTTTCTACATTAGCCTCGATGTCAATGGAAGGAAGGAAGTTGTTATTTATGACAACAAGGAAATGTGGGAGAAGGTGTTGAAAGTATTAGATTGTGAATTGTAAAAAATTAAAAAATGAAAAATCAAAAAATCCCAACCTTTGAAACTTTTGTTGAAGATAACTTCATTCGAGTTCGCCTAGACCTTTACCAAACCATTGACACGAAAATCTATTGCACCTTTGAGCAAGTTGAGCAAAGGTATGCTACGTTGAAGTTTCAAGCGAGGGCAAAGAAATTAAACTTAAATCAGGAGGAAAAAGAGCAATGAAAATATTAGCACTTGACATAGCCACCAACACAGGCTGGAAAACAGAAACAGCAAGCGGGGTGTGGAACTTAAAACCTGCAAGAGGTGAAAGCGAAGGAATGAGGGTTGTAAGGTTTAAATCCAAGGTAAGGGAACTTATCGAAATGGAATCCATCACCCTTGTCAGTTACGAACGCCCTGCGGGAATGCACAAAGCCTCCATTATGGTTGCATCAGAAATGGTTGGGGTGCTGAAAGACCTTTGCATTGAAAAAGGAATTGAACTTGCCTGTTATTCAGCAACAGAAATTAAAAAGTTTGCAACCGATAAGGGCAATGCCAACAAGGAGCAAATGATTGAAGCGGCAAGGAAGCAATATGGATATACAGGGGATTCTGACGATGAAGCAGATGCTATTCACTTGTACTACCTAACCAAGAAAGATGTTAAATAAATCAGCAGTTCCACCTTTTCCTTGCAGCCTTACCTCGTTCGCCTGTCCAACCTTTAGACCTTGCACAGAAGCTTTTCTTTCTTGCAGCGTCCTTTTCGGTTTTTGGGTTTGGGGCAGGCGGTTTAAGGTTAGAACCATTCTTGGCGTTATAGGCTTTTCGCCCTTTTTCGCTCATGCCAGCGCCTTGTGAAACAGGTAAATAGTTCTTATCTTTGCCTTTAGTAGTTTTTGGAATTGGTTTGTCGTGTTTGTTTGCCATAAGACAAAATTACAAAAAAATAATTATCTTTGCCTATGCAATATTTTGGAATCATACTTATAGCAGTAGCTATATCAATTTTCATTTACGCCACACTTGAACTAAGGAAAGGCCGTAAGTTAGAACGTGAAAACTTGGAAGATGGGGATTTGTCTGAAAACGCTCGTAATGTTATTGGCGAAGTTGCCGAAAAGCCGTTTGACCTTGTTACCTTTCGTGGTGAAACAATAAAAATGGGAATATACGAAGCTTGGTATTTTAATAATGTACTGAAAGATAGGAAAGCAAGAAGCAAGGCTTGGGCTTTAGCCAAAAAAGGAAAGTATCCCTTTCCTGAAATATTGGAAATGGAAAAGGATTGGAGAGCAACTAAGGATAATCCTATTGAAGTAACTCTACCCTAAATGCTCTATTGATGGAAATTTCATTTCCTTCGATTCCTTTTGAATCAGGCAGAAACAAAACCTTTACGTTGTCGCCCTTCTTGATTCTTTCAAGGATATTAAAGATGCCTTCTTTGGCTTCAAAGAACGGAAAGAAAGATTTTCCATTTTTTTCGTTTACAACTTCTAATTTGAAGCAAGTTTTTTTAAAAGGTTCTCCTTCTTTAGTTGTTAAGTGCCTATGTGATAGGCTTACAAATTTTCCTGTAATTGATGATGACATTTCAAATAAATAAAACACAAAAGTAGTATGGAAGAAGAATATTTTGACTATATCCCTGAAATTCCTAAACTTCTTAGCGAAGAAGAGTTGGAAGAGGCCGAAAAAGATTCGATAAGAAAGCCTTATGTGGCAAAGTTATTAAAGTTACTTAGGCACGTTAAGGAAAGACCTGAGTTGAAGGTAAAGGCAATGCTAAACTCAAGCCTTGACAGCATCTATACGATGACCTCTGATGGAGGGCTAAGTGTTGTTAAGGACGGTGATGTTAACCCTCTTTTAAAAGCAAATTTGCTTATTGCAGAAAAGTCTGCTTCGATAATGAAAGGAATTAATGAAACAAAAAAGTTAACAGGAGAGCCTAATCAAGAAAATGCGGGCGGAAAAGAATCGAAATTTAAACCTAAGTTGGGATAAATTAGTAATTTTGCGATATGGGTTTAATTAAAAACAACCAATACTTTAAGTCTTTACCAAAGGACGTTGCTGACGTGTTGGAAAAGTTTAACCCTAAAAAGCCGATATTTCAATTTACGCCAATTCCTACCTTTCGGACAAGCCTTGAAAAGGAAAAGTATTGGGCAACAGAATTTGAAAGGTGGAATGTTGGACACGGCGGGCTTCCTGCAACCTTGTACTTTATGGCAAGCCAAGGGATGCTTAAAAATCGTATAACAGGTGGATTAGAACGTCCTGTTTGTCGTGATGTGGACTTGTATCTTCACACAAGGCTTGAACTTGCAAAGAAACAAAAACGTAGTGCGGGAATATTAAAAGGTAGGGGTGTTGGACTATCAACCTTGTTTGGTATATTGGCTAATCATACTATGCTCACAAAGCCTGGTAGTAACATCAATATGACCTCAAAAGACCAACCAACCCTTGCTAAGATTTTTTCCGACAAGTTAATCGTATGCTACGAGAATCTTCACAAGGATATACGACCCGAAGAAAAGAACAGAAACGAAACCAAGCAAACCTCCTACCTTGCCGTAAAGAGTGAATATGTAAATCAGTTTGGCGAAACAAAAGAAGGTGTGAGTACAATTTTTGCAAGGGAAACTTCTGATAGCGATAAAAGTGCTTCTTCCTTTTCGGGTAGTGGTGCTGCCTTGGGCTTATACGATGAGCTTCCTTTGCATAGAAGAAAGAACAAGCTTTTAAACTCGTCTATTGAGTGTTATAGAAACCCAAGGACAAAAGAACTTGATGGGTTTTTGATTTGGGGTGGAACAGTGGAGGACACTTTAACAAACGATGACTTGATGGAGTTCAAGAAAACGGTTGAAAAGTCTGACACTTGGAAAAGCGATATAATATTCCTTGACTGCCTTTGGGGTTTTCAAAAAACAAACACAGATTATACAGGATGGACGGATTGGGAGAACGGGCAAGTATGGTATGAGAAGGAAATCGAAAGTATGATTTCTAAGTCTGACGATGAAGCCCTTCGTTCTTTCAAGAAAAACAACCCAAGAAGCATTAACGATATTTTTGAACTTGCTCAAGGTGGGTATTGGGAGGACGATGTTGCTTCAATAGCAAAGCAGCATTATGACGAATTAATTGCCGTACCCGAAGGCAAGATGCCACTTGTAACAGGAAACATATTTAGAAACGAAAGAAAGGCTACCTTTATGCCAACTGCAAAAGGTTTTTGTGAAGTTGTAGAACAGCCCAAAGCTGGGGTAAAATATTTTATCGGCGTGGATGGTGCTGCTTCTCAAGAAAACACAACCAATAGTTCCGACAAGGACAGGTCTAAGGTGTCGGCAACGGTGATGAAAATATACGAAAGCCCCGAAGGGTTGAATTTTGCTCCTGTCTGTCAATATACAGAACTTCCAAAACAAATGGAAAAGTGTTATGAGGTTTTAACCGCTATTGCTGTTTGGTATAACGCCAAAGTGCATATTGAGTCCAACCAAGGGCAAGCAACAGGAATCGTGACGTATTTTATAAACCAAAATCTTGAAGATTATTTATTTGCCCTTCAAGCGGAGGTTGGAACGCATAAATTAAAGAAGAAAGCGATATACGGTCAATATAGGACATCTCAAATATTATCCAAGCAGATTGACCTTGGAAACATTTACCTAAGAAAACATTGTAAGGATATTTTTATTCCTTCATTGATGAATGAAATAGCTTTTGCTAATCATACAGACAACTTTGATAGGCTGAGTAGTTTTTTAACTGTCCTTGCCATTGCTTGGCCTTTAATAAACAAGCCTATTCAAAAAGAAAATCAAATTCAGCAATTCATAGAACACCCTGTAATGGTAAAGAATCCTGATGGAAGTTATGGGTGGGGTATGAAAAGGCAATACTTTGTAAATCCACACGAACATACAAATAATCTTTTACCCGACACATACTCAAGACAATGATTTCATTAAACATGATTGAACCCCAGGTTTTTCGTCCAGACCCTTGGATTAGCAAAAACGAAATCGACAAACAGATAGTTGAAGTCGATGATGACAAAAGACAGGTTACTTGGTTTAGTCAAAACCTAAGATTCTTCTTATACAACTACTACAACCGACCTGCGGGAAGTTGGTCTATTGACGACCCAATGGAAAATCTTCGGATTGTTTCAAGGGGTGTAGAGTTTAGTAGGTACTTGTTTGGAAAGCAAAACAATCTTTTCTACAAGCAGTTCACAACGGATATGGACAACAACAACCTTCAAGTTCGTTGGGAGGCAGGCAAGGAAATTTCAAACATTTACAGGCATCATTTAGGTTTGTTTGAAAAGCAACTTGGAAACAAGAAGATAACGGCATTAACTTTAAGTAGGGATGTGGTTGTGGAAAGAAAAGCGTTTATTGAGGCGGCAATGCTTCAAGGTAGCGAAGAGTTTATGCAAGTTCTTGGTCAAATTGATGGAATGAGCTTAAATCCACTTGGCACTAAAGAGAACCCTAAAACCCCACAAAAAGCTGCGGAAATGGCTATGAAGAAGTGGAAAGACAAAGCGGCTGACAATGCAGTCAAACTTGCTTATTCCTTGCAAGAGGGGCAGTTTATGGATATGACTATGAAGGCTTGTTTTGCAGACAAGTATGCCGCAAACTTCACAGGAGTTAGTATTCTTGCAAAAAATGGAAAGCCTGAAATTCAGCACCATCCGTTTTACAATTTGTTTTGGGAGAAGGCTACAAACGACCCCTTCAACAGAAAAATGAAAGCTGCTGGGTATATCGAACAATTAACTGCCCAAGAAATATTAACAAGGTGGAGTGTAAACGAGCAAACGGCACAAGAGATAAAAGATGCGTATATGAACATAACGCCAAACGCCAACTATTATAATTGGCCTTTATTTTCTTGGTATGGCCCTGCGACAACAAGCAGAGCGGGAACGATAAGCGTTGTTACTTGTTTTTGGGTTGGGCCAAGGCATTTAAACAAAAAGAAAATAAATGACAAGTATGGCAACGTAAACTACGTTAAGCCAAGAAAGAATGAAAAGTCTGAACTTGTAACAAACGATTTATACTATTGTGTGTTTGCGGGAGATAGATGGATTTTGGAAGAAGGTCTTGCAAACAATGTTGTACGTTCTTGGGACAACAAGAGCAACCCTGAAATGCCAATCAAGATTTTTGATGGATTCAACATAATGGGCGATGGTACTTCTATGGTTGGACTAATGAATCAAATCCAAGATATGCTTGACTTCCTTCGCTTCAAGATTAAATCCATTATGGCAAGGGATAAGGGTGTTGTATATTTGATGGATGGAAGTAAATTGAACAGCCTTACCGATAATCCGAAAAGGCTTATCAATGACTTTAGTGCTTTTGGATTTAGTGTATACAATGGTGCGTCAGGCGAGTATGGGGATGTTCAGTTTGGTGATGGAGAACTAATAAAGCCGCTTGACTTTAGGCTTGATAGTGCAGCAATAAATGTATACACCAACCAATATGCCTTCTTCCTTAATCAAATGGAGAAGATTGCATCATTAAGTGGTGTTGCTATGGGGCAACAAACAACCTACGTTTCGGAGAAGGTAAGAAAAGCATCAATGGAAGCTGCTTATACAGGACTACTTTCTGAATTTACCAACTTTACAAGGTACGAAGAAGAGATTTTGCAGTATGCAGTAAACCTGTATATTTTACTTTTAAAAGGCAAGAAAGAAAACATTGTTATTGGCAAGGAGGGCATTGATGTGCTTGATGTTGATGGAGAATGGACGTTGCAAGATGTTTTGGTATACCTTAAAACAGACGATGTTATTGATGAAGAAAGAAAACTAAGCCTTGATGGAAAGCTTCTTGCATACCTGCAAAATAGTGGAAACCCAAATAGTGCAGAGGCGTTCTTAACTTCAATTAAAATGATGAAGGCTGAAACCTATCAAGAGGCAGAAGATATTTTGGAGGAATATATCGAGAAAGCTAAGAAAGCCCTTGATGAAGCAAATGCACAAGCACAAGCAATGAAACTTGCAGAAATGCAAAACTATCAACAAGCTGTTGACAAGCAAGAGTCGGGAGCAACGGCAAGGAAGGAAATGGAGGTCAACTCTAAAATGGCAGTTGAAGCAGCAAATCTTGATGCAAAAGAACAGGAGATGCAGCAGCCTTCGGCTTAAATTTTATACCTTTCTCTAAGGATTTGATTTATAAGTTCAGTTGGGCTTATATCTCTTTCCTGACATTCTTGACGAAATTTTCTTAATAAATTAGGACGAGGGGTGATTCTCAACAAAGAGGATTGCCCCTTTCTGCTTGTTGCGATTTTTTCCATTAGGCAAATATAGGCAATTAAACCAATATACATAACTTTCTTAATGTATAAGCAAAGGTATTTTTGTGGTTGATTTATAAAAACGAAAGCAAAATGGAAAACAGCAACGAAATGGACTGGACACAAAACCCAGCATTGACGCAAGCAATTGAAAGCAAAACTATTCCACAAACTGAAGCTCCCAAAGGAGATTTGATGGAAGAAAAGGTTGAAACGATTGAAACTGAAACAAAAGTCGAAAAACCTGTTGAACAAGCAAACCCTCAAGGAGAGCAAGAGCAACAAGTTGAAGGCACTAAAACTGCTGAATCAAAGGATGATATTTTTGATGTTGACGATTCGGAAGTTTTTTCTCAAATCATTACCGACCCAAGTAAGGAGAAAGAAGTAAAAGAAAACAGAACAAACCCTGAGGTTGAAAAGAAAATAAAGTTCCTTGAAGATTTAGAATCAGACCCAATTGCCAAATTGGTTATCGAAGCAAGACTGAGAGGTGAAGATGTTTATGAGGCTTTAGAGAAAGTAAAACCAATCAACGTAGAAAAACTTTCTATTGATGATTTGAAAAAAGAATACTTTAAAGAAGCGGAAAAAACATTAAAAGAAATTGGACTTACCGAAGATGAAGTGAGCGATGAAATGGAAAGGGAGATGGACAAGTTCAATGATATGACAAGGCTTGAACAAGCTCAAAAGCTTGGCGATATAAAGCAGAAAATGATGGCGGAAAATGCCAAACGCTTAGAAGAAGCAGGCAACAATCCGTTTAAACAAGCAGCAGCCAAGTTAAGTGAGATAAGAAAGCAAAATATAGAAAACGCACAGGCAGAATGGGGGCAAATGAAAAAAGACCTTGTTGGTAAGTCGATGTATGGTTTGGAATTAACCCAAGAACGTATCGGCATGGTTGAAAAATTCATTCAACACCCAAACTACCCTCCCGTTTTAAACTCTGACGGCTCTATCAATATGCAAAAAACCTTCCTTTTGTACGGGCCTTATGCACTTCGGAATGATGTGTCAAAGGCAATAGCGGCAAAAGCAAAAGGTGAAGGCAAGGACGAAGTTTACAGAGAGGTGACACGCCCTGACGATTACACCACAAGGCGACCAGGTTCACCAGCGTTGAGCGGCAATACTGACCGCAAGACGGCATTAGCAAACACAATCGCAGAGGCGTTCGGTGGTGGCCTCGACAAATTTTAACAACAATTTTTAATCAAAAAAAATGGCACAAGCTTTAACCCCCAACACAAACCTGATTGCGAACGGTTTGACGCTTCCATCCTTGGATAGCATGAAACTCGCCGCAGACATTTCAGGTCAATATTGCGAATTTATGAAAGTAATTTGGATGCTCAACTATGACCGTCCAATGGAAGAAATGAGTATTTCCACAGTTGATGGTAAACGTACAACTACAATTCTTCCTGACACAATCCGTACTGCTACCTTGGCTGCAAATGCAATTCCTCTTGGTGGTGGACAATTTCAAATAACCTTTACAGACCCTAACTACTCTTTGTTCCGTGTTGACGACATCATCCGTGATACCTATGCCAACAAATCGGCTCGTGTGGTTAGCTTTGTTCCAGGTTCGGCTATCATTACTGCTGCTGACGTAACGGGTATTAACGTGGCCTCACAGTTTCTTGCAGGACGTAACGTAACTTGTTTAGATGGTGTTCAGTCTCCAAACCTTTACAGTTCTTCTCCTGATGGAATCTACAACGACCCAAGTCAACAATTCAACTACGCTAACATCGTTCGTGAAGGAGCGCAAATTAGCCGTCGTAATGGAGTTGATTCGACAATGGTTCAATTCAAAGGTAAAGGTTGGTACTTTGCTTATGAGCAACAAATGGTACAACGTATCTTCCGTGGTCTTTCTTTCCGTTTCTTGTTTGGTGACCGTTTTACAGATGGTACTCGTAATTACAATGGCGGATTGGATTGGTTAATTCCAAACCGTGGTGGTTCAGTTTTCTCTTTGCCAACTGCACCTACCTTGGCTGACATCAACGATTGGATTCAAAAAATCATCATTTCAAACGCTACTCCAACTTTGGATATTTGGGCTTTCTGCGGAACTCGGTTTATGTTGAACTTCCAACAACTTGCTACCGCTAACACCCAATACATTACCAACCTTGGCCCACGTGCGGAACTTAACGGCAAATCATTGGTTAACTACAACGTAATGACTTATAGCATTATGGGTGTAAACGTAACCTTTATGCGTCTACCTGTTCTTGACTACGCTAAAGCGTTCCCTGATGTATCAGTAAACGGTGGTTTGAAATCTTCTTGGACTTGTTATATGATGAACCTTGCCCCAATCCCAGGTGTGGGTGGTGGAATGTTACCAGCTCTTGAGTTCTTCTATTTCGGCGCACAACCTGTATTCTATGGTTATGTTGCAGGAACAATCAAAGATTGGAACGGAGTAGCGGGTGGCTCAATGGGTTCAATGAACGCCCTTGCAGGTGACGTGAACCTTGCTTCTTACCTAAGCGCAACTGATAAAGATGGTATCTCTGCCTATATCGGTGCTGACGTGGGAATTGACGCTCGTGACACTAAGGCAATGATTAAATTCTACATTAGCGCATAATTAAGTAAAAATATTTGGGGGCTTATACGCCCCCTTAATAAAAAAATCAAATAAAAAATGACACCTCCAATAGTAAACATTCTTAACACCGTAACAGGTGCGGCTGATGCCACAATTACAGGTGGAAAAGTTGCTTTTCCAAACGTAACAGGGTTTCCTGTGATTGACTACTTGAAAATCAAGGATTCTGTTTTTAACCAATCAACAGTTTATACACCAGTAACTTCTGTTGTTTTTGCCGCAGGATGCAAACGTGCTTTGCAAGAACAATCGGCAAGTTTCGACATCGCCTTTACTGCTGCTAACAGCACAACTTATGCTTTCACAATTGAGCAAGTTGTAAACGAAAGATTGCAAGTTGTTCCATTTTCATTTACCTCTGATTCAACCGCTACTGCTGGCGAAATCGCAACCGCTTTAGTAAGTGCAATCAATGCTGCAACTTCCTTGCGTGTAACTGCATCAGGAGCAGGAACGCCTGTAACTGTTGTTGCTCAAGCAGTCGCAAATGGTGGAACTGCTAACTTTTCAATCATTCCACAAGGTAACGTAACAATTACCGACACTCCTGTGGCTATTTTATCAGCAGGTGGAACTTCTGTAATTACGACTATCACAAATGCTACACCTCGTGTTGTAACATTTACGAGCAATCACGGACTAAGCAATGGCGACACAATCGTTATCAGCGGATGCTCAGGCGGTACTGCACCTTCATCTGTAAACGGAATTGCATTCCAAGTAGAAGTTGATACCACTACGCCATTAACAAAAGTTATTTTGGTTGGAAGTACAAACGCAGGAACTGTAACAGGTTTTGCTGCTGTTAAGGTTGTTAAACCTGGTCAAGAGCCTTTGGGTCAATATGCTGATGTATTGAAAAGTCTTGTTGCCGCAGGAAGCACAAGCTTGCCAACTGTTGGTCAGCAATATGCTCAAGTTAACCTTGTGTACAATACAGACGATAGCTCTTTGTTGAACACTCAAAGGGAGGACTACAACCAAGCAATCCTTTGGATTAATCAAGGTTCTGAAGCTATAGAGGTTGCTCCTAATGCAAACTACTTGCTTCTTGAAACGCAGATTAAGACTATCTTAGGTGGCGGTGGAAGCGCTTACCTTGCTGTTCCAACTCCTTAATTTGTCTTAACAAACTGAAAGCCTTATGGGGGCTATTAACTTAGCCCCCTTTTTATTAATCAAAAAAAGAAAGCAAAATGAAAAACAAAGTATTACCAACAGGCACTTACATCGTTGAGGCCAACTCTTCTGAACTTACAGAAGGAACACACGTTATCCCAGGCGTATACAGGGATGGAACAAAAACCGTATATCTTCTTACTGATTTTGGAATTTCAGACGAATCGCCCGAAATAGGTTCAGGCAAAACCAAATGGAACTTGGAGCTAAAAAGGGGTTATGAAGCAAATCCTTTTGAAATTACCATCACGGATATGGATGATGACAATGAGCGTTCTAAAAAAGAATCGTTCATTTTAGCTTTGCGTAGACATAGCCATTGCAACAATCCTGAAAACTCCAACTACAAATTTATTACTCCATCGTTTAAGGTAATCAACAAGGCTGATAAAATCAATGAGCGTGTTGGAATCATCAAAGGCAAAGGAAGTGTATACAACTACATTAGCGACCTTACCTTTGAAGAATTGCGTGACCTTGAATTTGCGGAAGGCGGAAATGCTATTGGAAAAACATACGATGACCTTTTTGTGAAATGGGCTGATTTTGATACAAGCCCTGCAATGATTGACCCCGAAAACTTTATGAGGAAACAGAAAGGAAGCGACAGGGCTATCGAGGTTATTGTAAACAAAGCAATCAGGCTTCTTATTGTTGAACAAAGAGATGGTTACTATTATATTAGCGGCGAACTGATTGGTAAATCGGTTGCTGATGTAATTAACTATTGCAAAGAAAACACCGAGAAGTACGAAAAGCATATTTTACCAATGGTGAGAAAGTCGGATGTTCTTTTGGAAACACCTGAAAAATCTGCAAGAATTGTTGCCAATCCAAACGAGGAGGCAAAACAAGAGCAAGCGAAAAGAGATGAATTACGCAAGGTTTGTTTTCAAAAAGGAATCCATTACAACCACACTTGGACTTCTTCTAAGTTAGAGGCTTTGATTCAGGAGTTTGACAATGCTCCCGAGAATAGCACCTTAAGAAAAGAAGCTAAGATTATGGCTAAAGAAAACGAAAAGGTTGGCGAAAAAGTAAGGATGAAAACTGCCGTTGCTTATTTAAAGACCTACAATGTTCCCCACGTTGAGGGCGATACGTTGGAGAATTTAGAAAAGATAATGAAAAATCATCAGCTTGAAAAAGCCGCCGCAGCACTTTAATATAAACCCTCAACCCCTATGCAGAAGCCGCTTTTAATCAAGGCGGCTTTCTTTTTGCCTAAAAACATCTACAACTTGAATTTAAGTGTAAAATAAGCTATATTTTTGCGTATACAACCATGACAGGCTTAGAACTAAAACGCATATTTGACCTTCAAGTTGACAAGGACTACACAGGCTATTGGGATAACATCAAACTCAATAGAATCTTTGCAAGAGCCTTGATTAATGCGATGGAGAAGATTTATCGTAATTTGTCTGAACAAGGCGAATACGATGAGTTAAGAGGCTTTATTAAAGTTAATAGAACCTTTACTCCAGCGACATTTAATATTCTGTATACAGACATAACCGCTACTGCCACACCAAATATACAGGACTACTACCACTTGTTGCACGTTAGCGCACAATTCAACGAGCCGCTTTATAATGTAAATGTTGTTTCAGCAACCAACGCAAGTCCAATAGTTGTAACCTTTAGTGGTCAAAACAATATACGGACAGGAGATAAGTTGTTTTTTAGTGGTGCTGTTGGTAATACCAACCTTAATGGTTTAAGGTATCCGAAAAAGGTAAAGAACAATGTGTTTGCTTTATACTTGGACGAGAACTTTCAAACCCCTGTTACAGGAAACGGAGCGTACACAACATTGAGCGCAAGCGTAGCGAGGTATTGGTATGAGGCTTGTCAAAGGTATTTTTCTGACAGAAAGAACACGCAGTTTGGTTCGCCATCCGCAAGCAATCCAAAGTTTGAACAACAAAATGGAACGGCTTTAACGCCAACTATGATGTTGTTTCATCCGTTAACCTTGCAATGCAACCAAGTTAGCGTGGATTATATTTCGCAACCTCCACAAGTTATTGACGTTGCTGACAATGTTATTGACCTTGAAAGGTGGTACGATAAAACAATGCTTTATCTTGTTGTTGAACAGGCTTCTTTGCTTGCTGCACAACAAATAAGGGATGGTGAACTTTATCAATCTACGGCTGCTCAAATAGTACAACAATGACAGGAAACGAAGTATACGAAAGATTTGTAAGGCTTGCATCTGCGGGTATTCAAACGGACGAAAGCCGTTGGGACGAGCCTTATGTTCAAAACCTTGTTGATACTTGTAGGGCAACTGCTATACAAAGCATTTATGTAAAGACTAAAATCATTCACCCTAATTGGGTTCAAGAATTGAATTTAGAATTTAGCGAAGATTTGCAAGAGGATAATTGTTTCCAAAGATTTGAATGCCCGATGTTTCTTTCTCTTGATGGAAGCACCCAAGGGTTGATGTTTGTAGGAAGCCAAAGAAACAATTGCACAATTCCTGTTGTTCGTACAAGAGCAGAGCTTGGGATTTATCAAAACAATAGGGTTACGGCAAACAGAATGATGGGGTTGTATGTTTACCCCTACCTTGATATTTATCAAAAGGGCATAATGCTTGAACAAGTAAGAGTTAGTGGCGTATTTCAATATCCATTTCAACTTCCTACATACAACAAAATGATTGACGAATATCCTGTTACAACGGATGTTCTTGAAATAATGGAAGAAATTTGGGTAAGCAAACTTAAAGTTATTATGGCAACGCCACTTGACGTTTTACCTGATTCAAAAGAAACCCCAGCAACACTACCTAAACAATGAGCGAAATTCACGGAACATACGCAAGGGTTAGTATGGATGAGGTAATCCAACAAGCGAAGTCTGAACTCGATATTGAGAACACAACCCAATGGGATTTGTTTTTGCAAGTTGAGGGAGAGGAGGCTGTTAGAAATCTTAATTGCCAATCGCTTGTTTACAAGAAACAGGAGTGCATTGACATTTGCGAGGGGCAAACTCCATTACCTTGTGGATTTTATAAGTTTTTAGGGCTGAGGTTTTACGACCAAAGGTTGGGTAGCTGCCAAAAGGTTATCTATGCAGACACGATGTTTTTAAATGCAGAGGGTTGTAACAATTGGCCCTTCCCTGCGGGAGAAACAAGTTGGTTCACCAAGAATTGGTTTACCGCAATGCAGATAGTAAACGGAAAGATGAGTTTTGTTAATGGTAAAAATTTTGACAAAGCGACAATAGCTTACCTTGGCTTTAATGTGGACGAGAATGGACACCTTATAATATACGAACACTATGTTAGGGCTGTTAAGGCGTATATGAAGTATCGCTTTATGATGAAAAAGCCACAGAACTATGTTCGTATGCAAATTGACGATGCTATGGCAGAATGGAAGGCGCAAAAAAGATTTGTTAAAGGCGAAGACAATGCCTTTAATGCTGATTTATACAGAAGGGAGATTATGGCAGCAATGACCGCTTTAATTGTTTCACCAACAATACCAACTTGGACTTATTAAGATGCCTGAACAATCAGTTGTACCCTTTGGAAATTTAAACCTTGACGGTGATATAGCAAGGATTAAGGAAGGCGATTATTCAAACGCTTTGGATATAGCTTTTATTACCGATGAAGGTGGGTCAAGTGTTAGTGCAGAAAACCAATATGGAAATAAGTTTTCGTTTAAGTTAGGAAGCGTTGTTCCGCAAGTAAAGAAGTTTGTAACGACCTTTGATTTTTATACTACAATTCCCGAAACAAAGACAGTTGTTGTGTTTAGAAGCAATGGGTTAAAATGGTTTGAATTTACATACCAAAATGACACTACACCCGCTTTGACTGCCGCCAATTTCCAAACAGCATTTCTTACAAACATTGGTATACCTGCGTTTCCTTTTAATATTTCACCGATAAGTGCAGGTAGTGCAACGTATGTTTATTTTTTCTCTCAAGTTGGATTGGATTGGGATATTTCAATAGAAAACGTACAGCAAACAATCATACAAGAGCCTGTGGCTCGTGCTGGAATATTTAAGCCAATTGGAAGTTCGTATATTGACAACGACCTATTTGTTTGGTCTTGTATAACTGATGACGAGCCTTTGAAAGTTGACGTTGTAAATAGTCAACAAGCAGGGCAAATGGTAGCTGTAAATACAGCTCCATATACTGACCCTTTTATTGGATTGCAAAACGTTTACATAACAGGAACTAACAATGGAATGGATGGGGCTTGGCTTGCTCAAAATAGCGCTGGTAGCCCTTTTTCATTTTTACTTATTGGAAGCCAATGGACGGCAAACTCTAATGGCGGGACAATACTTATTGGAACAGAAGCGATAGGCGAGCTTGGAGTTGCTCAATATACGGAAGGAACAGATTCGTATGCATACACAAGGCTTATAAGGTCAAGAAAGTTTAATTTTATTTCAAAAAAACAAATTGATTGTCGGCCAACCGAAAGGAATATAAGAAGCACAAACTTCTATTGGACTGACAATTACAATATGCAAAGGTGTATGTACTATAAAGGTGCATATGTTCAAGATGGTTTTTTGACTTATTTTAATCCAAACGGGCAGTACGATTACCAAAGCTTGGCAGAAGAAATTAAATCTCAAGTAGTTGGACTATTTAAGATTGAATTTGTTGACCAAGTTGAATCGGGCGGAGCAGTAAAGGCTGGAAACCACAGGTATGTTGTTAGAGCCACCAACACACAAAGCAACAAAACTGAAATATCCATCCCGACAGGGCTTATAAACGTTTTTAGTAGTGGATTTAATAGCCAAGCGTTAGGAGACAATGTGGGCGATGCAACATCTAAAATAAATAGACTTGTCGTAACAGACATAAAACCTGGCATATTTCAAAAGATTGAACTAATTGACATACTTTATAGTTCAAGCATTGGGCTTGTAAGTGCGACTGTTGTCAATTCCTATACGCTTGGAGCAGACGACGTTTCAATAGACGTTCAACATACAGGGAATGAAACAGGTTCTTATGCGTTAGACCCAACAGAGCTTCTTTATCTTACCCAAGTTTACAAAACAGTTAAAAGCAATCAGGTTATTGACAACCGAATGGTGAATACCAATGTTACGTTATTTCAAGATAAAGATTTTAGGGAATTTGCAAAAACATTTCAGCATGAAATAATTGTTGGTGACGCTGGCTCTTGGGGTTCTTTTTATACAAGTAGCGATATAAATTACTTTAGAAGCACACCGCCACCTCCGCCTGGCATCGGCTTTCCGTTTGCTACCGATTTTAAATTTGGCGCATACAAGCAGCCACAAACAGTACACAATTCAATGAGTTTAATGCTCAATGAAACGTACAGATTTAAGGTTGTGTTTAAAATGAAAGATAGCGGCCAACTTTCTCCTGCTTATTGGATTGACGATATTTGCATTAACGCAGATTCCGACAATAATAATCCATTAGGGCAACCTGTAACGTTGCCAAACAGAAGAATACCTTCAACCGACCCATTTATAAGTCCTTATAGGATTCAGGACATGAACATAACAAGTTCGTTTATAGCTCAACCTGATGGTGGCGGATACACGTTTAGGGTTGAATTTAGTAGGTTTGATGTAGGCTTTCTTATTGATGGTAAGCCAGTTTATGAGATAGTTGACGAAATGTATATTTTTATGGACAATTGTATTCCTGAAATATTATTTAATGGGATACTTGTTCCAATGGTCGCAAACGCTTACACATTCCCAAGCGGGACACCCGAAACGTATGAAGCCGCAAATGGCTACTTGACGGATTGGTTTGATGCAACGGGAGGAGTGCCTTCGGGTCAAAGCAATTCGCAGACAACAAACAGATACAGCACACTTCCTCTTTCAGGAACTTCGTATAGGCAATATCCTGGGCAGTTTGCTTTTTACAGCCCCGACCATGATATGGCAGGAAACAATTTGGACGGATACAGAAACGGGGATTACATACTAAACTACGGGGCAATGTATGGTTTTTATCCTGACGGAGGCATTCAGAACCAATTGCTACCCAATGCGATTTGCTATTATAACAATAGTTTAACCGAGTTGTATCAGTTGGCAAATGGCGTTACAAATGGCAATATAAATTTTAAGCAAGTTATGCCTGCATCTAACTTTAATGCTGGCGGCTATGTAAATGCAGGTGGGTCTTTTAATTTTTCTTTTGCTACTTATACAAAAAACCAAAAATCCTCGTTGACAACACCACCAACAGAGGATACTTATTACAACTTGGCCGATTCTTGGGTTTTTGACCCAAATGCTATATTAGACCCGCTTGTTACGTTTGCGCCCAGACAAGATTTATTTGTTGACACAATATGCTATGCCCAATATTACAGGCAAATATTCAACAACCCATTAAACCCCGAAGAGGGCAAGTATGGCAAGTTTGACCAAGGCATTTCTTATTATGCAGGAGCGTCAGTCAATATGACTTTTGCAAGGCAATACGCTGGGCAACCTTTTCCTTCAAGCGGAACATCAGGTTTTACAACGTTTGGTGTAACTTTTTTTGCAACAAGGTATGGTGACGTATTTACGCAAAGATATTTACACAAAATAAAAACGCCAACACAAACAAATATAAGTTTTCCTTGGGGTTCTACATTTGAATCACTCGTTGGCGGTGGCGGTGCAATATCATATTTCTGCCAAAACAGAAACAACTCCAACATGATTAACAAAGTTAATAGTGATGGTCAACCACAATATCCTATTGGCACATATACCGAATGGCTTGGCTCTTATTTTAGGCAAAGACCAAGATATGACAGAACATATAGCTATCATACGGGCGTAAAAGGTATAGTAGGATATAATATTTTAGTCAAAGACTACACAGCCCCATCCCGAACTGTTTACTCCGCTTTAAAACCTCAAGACGGAACGTATGATGGATACAGGGATTTTCAGCCTCTTGACTTCCTTGATGTTCCTATGACCGATGGAGAAATAACCCATCACGAAAAGGTAAATGGCGAACTGTTTATACAGCAAGTTAAGAAGTGGCTTAAATACTTTTTCAACACAAGGGGTGAACTTCAAGTTACAGGCAACTCAACTTCAATTGCAATTGGAGATGGAAGTGTTCTTGCTCGTCCACCAATCGAACTTTCCGCTTATGGTTCAAGAAACAAATGGTCTTTCATAAAAGGTAAAAGCGTTGGAGGGCAAGAAGTTGTTTATATTTTCGATTTAACGTCAAAAGCTATCATCAGATACGCTGGCGATGGAACAAGGAACATTTCCATTGAAAACAACGTAGACAGCTTTATACGCAATAATACACGCTTTTTGGATGGGGTTGATACTCCCGCTTGGAAGTATGGCATTACAGGGGTATGGAATGAAAAAAGGAAGGTTGCTATTTGGACTGCAAGAGCTATTAACCCAACAAAACCAATATGGTTTGTAACACTACCTTATCAAGTTGGCGACATAGTTTGGTTTGGCGACAATAATACAGATGCAGGATGGGAGCAGTTGCCTGCTTTTTTTGAATGTATACAAGCAAATAGCGGTTCTTTATCCAATAAACCATTGAGTGG